TTGCTTTCAGGTTCATCGTATACACGTTGAAACTCTTTTAAGAAAGCATTGGCTCCTTCGGTTCGTAATGTTAAACCATACCAACCACACTCAGGCCATTTTTTATTTCTTCCTAAGAAGTGTAACCATTGTGTTGCAGGTACTAGTATTCTAAACTCCCCGTATGTTATAGGACTATGTACAACTGTGTCTGCGTCCATCCATACAAGAATGTCTGTCTCGGTATCTCTTGCCATTTCAAATACTGCATAAACTTTGTTAGCGAATCGAACGGCATCCCATTTAAACTCTTTGTGATTATCTCTTGGTCTACGTTCTGGCCAAGGACACTTACCATTTGCTTTAGGAACATCTTTCCATATTCTTTTAAATTGTTGTAGTTCAGGAAGTGTTTGTTCAGCATTTCTTACTTCAATTCTTTTATCATTCTCAGGTATTATTGGATTACAATTTTCCGCATACACAACCATTCTAATTTTTGGATCAACATTCTTACTAAAAGAATCTATAAACCGTTGTCCATATTGTTCTAGTCCGGGCTGATGAAATGTTGTAACTACTGTTATTCTCATATCTTTATGTACCTTTTCATATGTTGCCAACATTCTCCACTACGTAAATCTGCAAAACTCCAATGGCATTGTGCAATCTTTCTAATCCACATTTCTCTATCAATTGGTTGTAGTTTTGCCAACTGTGATAAATCTGTATGTGCCACTTCTCCTACTTGACTTGAATTAGGGTCTTCAACAATAATAGGAACACCTTCAATAACACTTGCTACTAGTGGACTACTGTTATAACCTATGGTAACCATGCTCTTTGCTAGGTCATGTTCGATCATTGGTTCAAAACTAATTCTAACATTTTCACCACTAATCTGTTTACAATACTCAGGTGCTTTTTTATCTCCTGGGTGTGGTCTTACTATAATAGGTCTAGTTGTGTGTCGTCTTATTTCTGCAATTTTAGTGTTAGCCCAAACAACAACATCTTTACCTTTCATGCTCCATCCACCATTACGTTGTAAACATAATAGTACAAATTCTCTTTCATTAATGGTCCAAGGTTTAAGTTCTACACCTAAGTCTCTTTTAATCTTGTTCCACTGATGGTCAGTAGGGGTATCGTTACAATAGTTTCCTGTGTCGTTAAACACCCCATTGATACTGTATCTTAAGTAATGATATGGTTCGTTTTGTTTTGCTTTATATAAAAAAAGATTACTGTCTGCTGTAATGAATGCTTTGTTGCGTGTATTCATTGTAATATTTCTACGTAAGTTAATGTGCGGAACGTGAGCACTATTATCATGTAAGAAGCCTTGCATCATAGCTACTTCGCAGTCTAGCATTTCATAACCATCATATACCAAACCGTTGTCACCACACATTCTAACACCTTCAACAAAGTTTTTAATGATGTCTAACTTATGGTTGGGTTTGTTAGGCTTGAGTGCTTTTCCTGGTGGTATAACTTTAGTGTATCCTATTACTCGCACGTTAACGTCCTCCATGCATAGCCACTTAACATTTCGTCATATGTGAACTGATTGTTACTTAGATATCTGCAAAGGTACGTTAATGTTTTTCTTCCAGGATGTTTTACAAATTCAATTCTGGATAATGAAGTTTCTGCAATATCTTGGGCACAGTTAGGACCCAATACGATAGCAGGTTTACCATACATCATTGCCTCTAATGCCGCAATACTATTGTAAGTTACTAAACAATGTACATTATCTTCTAATGCTTGTTCCATAGTATTAACGGAAACCCTATCTTCTCTACTTGGTTTCCTACGTAATTCGATTGGTCTTGAAGTGTGTTTTTTAATTTCTAATATTGTGCTATTGATCCATTCGTCTAAGTTTTGATCAAAGTATTTCATTACCTTTTCACTAGGTGGAACAATTAAAACTTTTCTTCCTGGATAAGCATCTTTAAATGGTTGTGCTATTTGTTTAAAACGTTCACCGCCATACGCATTAGGATTTTCATCTCTGTCTGGCATATGAAGATTTTGTAATGCATTCTTTACAATTCTGTGATAAGTTTTCTTACCATTTGGATTACGTGGACTAGGATTATTACCCATATAACCTGTGTCCATAAAGTAAAAGTCTTTGCCACGTGCAATACATTCTTTAATAAGTTTTTGTTTACCTAGTCCTCTTACTAAGAATGGTGCAGGGCTATCCCAATAATCATTTACGTCATCTGCCCTAATATATTTTCCGCCACTACCTAGTGCCATTGCCATAATAAAGGAATCAACAATACCAAATGATCCTTTTACTTTCTTTTCAACTTTTTTAATTCCGCTGTCAATACATATAACCTTAGGATTTTTTATATCTTCAAATACTTTTTGTACAGATTCAATGGCGTGCCTATTGTCGTGTGTAGCAACTCCATACAGTATGTTATCTATTAATTCTTTCATCTCTGGTGTAAGTACCCTAGGATCCCAAGTGCCATAACTATCACTCATCCTTATTCTCCATCATATCAGAAAGAACATCTTTCCAAGTTTGATGGAATTCGCAATTTCTATAATTTTTAAACCAAGGTCCACCTTCCGTGTAATGTAATGCACGTGGTGTACCATCTTCTTTTTGTTCTTGGTCCATAGTTCCATCAGCTGTATAGTGTCCTACTAAGAAGTTCCAATCAACTGGTAATGATCCAATTTCTTCCTCTTTCAACCAAGCAAATCTATGAAAGAACTTTCCATCATAGTTTGGATTGTTAACCATGTCTACTGTAATCTTTTGATTACTTGGATGTCCGCAGTTCCATAATACTACACTTGACCAATTCTTTCTTGGGTATTGTGTTTGTATTTGTCCGTCCATCTTAGTTCCTGGTTTAGGATTGTAATCATGTTGTACACACATAACAGCATACTTGTCATCTGCTAATGCAAATAAGTTATCCACATCTTCTAGAAAAACAATATCACTATCAATGAATAATGCCCAACCTTCATAGTTCATAAGGTGTGGAATTAAAAATCTTGTAAATGTAAATTCTGTACTTGCAAGTTTATCTTCGCCTCTCCAGTACAACATCTTATCTCTTAATTCTTTTTGTTTTAATGGAATAACTTCTGTACCTTTGTTATGTTGCCATATACTATGCTCACAAACTTGGTACGCAATATCTTCTCTTGTGTCATAGCCGACAAATACTTTATTGCTCATGGTCTCTCTTTCATCACATAAATTGCAGTTCTATCAATAGTATGTATCTTCAGAGAGTTACCAAATACTTCATTAAAGGCTTTTTTACTTCCTTGCCAAGAATAATAATCGTCCAAAACCATTATGCCACCTACCTGTAATCTAGGCCACAGTTGCAATATTTCTGTTAGTGTAGACTCATACCAGTCTGTATCTAGTCTTAAAAAAGCAATATTATCTGGTAAGTTTTTTGGATCTTTTAGTGTTTGATTACAATCGCCTTTGATATATTTTATTTGTTTTTGTGGCATATTAAAGTTATGTAAGTTATTAACAACCTCACTTAACTCTGACCTGCACCATTTATTGTATCCTTGTTTTGCCTTTGTGCTTCTATATGCATAACCAAGAGTACCGTCGTGATTAACTTTATAATCTTCCATTGTTGGTTCAGTCATACCTTCAAAGGTATCGTATAACCAAAAATTTCTTTTAGTATTTTTATTAGCTAACCAAGACATAATGATATGTCCGCCCTTCCATACTCCACACTCTACAATGTCTCCTGTGATGCCTCTTGCATCTAAGTCTTGTATGGTTGTGTATGTATGTGCTAGTCTAGTGCCACTAGTCATTGAATATGGTTTAGCTTTTAATACTTGTTCAAGTACGTAAGGATTTATGTCTTTTAATTCTTCTTGTATGTCAGGCATCTTTTCTTTCTATATCTTCTTCAATACATTCTTCTCCATATTGAACTTCTAATATATGACAAGGTTCGTCTTGTCCGTTAATACCTTTGTGCCAAGTTTCCTTACCAATCGAGTATCCAGGACTGTGTGCTTCTAATAATTTTTCTTGTATTCCTGCAGGTCCATCTGTAATAATATTACAAGTTCCTTTAAGCACGTACCAATGTTCTGAACGTTTAAAATGCCTTTGCATACTTAAACTGCTCTTAGGATTTATAACAAGTTCTTTTACCTTGTATCCGGGTTTATCATCTAGCACTCTATACCAACCCCAGTTACGTTGTGTCTTTGGGTGTTTGTATTCTTCTAGTATCCAACTGCTTGAGTTTTGTTTATGAGTACCACCTACACCAAATGCAAACTCAACCTTGTCGTGCCAAGTTTTCATTTCTGGTATGTTCTTATCTGTTCTATCTCCACCATTGGCAAATATTACATCATGCCCATACCCTGATGTAGCCATCAGTTTAAATATTGCACCAGAGGCAGAATCATCACTGTCGTCCCAAGTAAGAACGTCATCTACCATTTTCAAATTTCTAATAATTTCTACACGTTCTTGGATTGGCATAAAGGGTTTACCTTTTTTACGTGTAAGCCATTCGTCGCTATTAAGCCCGACGACTAATTTGTCGCCGAGCTTTTTTGCTTCTTTAAAATAAGATATGTGTCCCGAGTGTAGTGGATCAAAGCCACCTGTAACTAATACAACTTTCATAGTTGTATTTAGACTTTATCTTGCGTCTGCTTCGATGAATTGAACCATTGTCTCTGGGTCAGTACAAGTGTAAGGATCATCGTCCTCACCTTTGTGATTGAATCCAGGTTCAACAAATGCTTCTTGAACTATTCCGTTTACTGCATACAAAGAATAACGCCAGCTTCTATTTGCAAAGCCTTTGTTTCTTTTTGTACATAACATTCCCATTGAATCAGTAAAGTCTCCGTTACCGTCTGCTAACAGTTTTACTTTTTCAATGCCTAGCTCTTTAGCCCAAGCATTCATTACAAAACCGTCGTTTACTGATACACAATACACTTCGTCCACACCAGCCGCCTTAAATCTATCATACATTTCTTCATATGCAGGTAACTGTTTTGTTGAACAAGTAGGTGTAAATGCACCCGGTAAACTAAACAGAACAACTTTCTTATCTGCGAAAAGTTCATTAGAAGTTTGTTTAACAAACTCGCCGGCCATTCTCTGTACAAAACATTCATCTGGAATCATATCCCATTTTTGAATCTTCTGTCTAGAACCCGGTAAGTCAGTTCTCTCCATATGATTTATTGTAGGTCTAGTATTGCCACCGTACTGTTTGGCAACCTGACCTGGCTGTGTTTCACTCATCTTCATAAGTGTATTCTCCTAGTTATATTAATTTGGAACTTATAGACTTGCGTCTTCCATTCCTGCAACTCGTAACTTGACTATGTTAGTAAGTTGCCATTGTTTTTGATCTAATGCCTTAGTTACGCCTAACCATTTATTACGCATAAGAGCAAATTCGTTAATAATCTTTTCGTAGTCAACAACGTCTGCTTCACCGTCAACATACTTTTCTACATCTCTGCTACTCAATGCTCTTTGGTAATTCTCTAGATACTTCTTAAAGAAAGAACTTCGTAAACGTCTTAGTTCGATGTTTAGGTATTCTAAAATTGCCTCAAGTTCCTGCAACTGATTAAAACGTTGCTCAACAATACCAGGCATCTCTGCCGCGGCTCTTTCTACATTACCTTTAATACGAATTTGTGTCTTTGCTTCAACTAATTCGTCTTCAAAATATTGTATTGCCTTTGGGATATTGTTAATATCTTTTGCAATATCAGAATACCAACCCATTAATAATCCTCATCAATTTCGTCATCGTAATCGACATCTTCTTCCAAATAATACCCAATAGCTTTATCTAAATCGTGATCTGAACCTAAAGCATCTCTAAATGCTTCATCTTCTGTACCAAAGTCTGCACACAGATCAACATATTTTTCTGCTACAGTTTCTAGGTGCTTCTTATCAAGATACTCTTTAAATACTTGCCAAGTCTCTACTATCTGTGTTCCGTCCATAATATTTTTACTCCTCAGGGTTACTATCTTCTACAATTCCAGCTTCGTCTGTAACATCGGCTGTCTCGGTGAAGTTACTCATAATTATGTCTAACTTTTCACCACCCCAGTCTTTTCGATATTCAAGATGTTCAGCACCTTTGCTGTCAACGTATTTAAGTCTATTTCCCTGTTGAGTAAGTAGTCCCTTTTTCTCAAACAAGTCAACCAATCCACTGTATGGATTCATACCTGTTTCATAAGGAATCTTAACCTGTACGCCTTCAAACGGTTTTGCATATCTAGTTTTCATAACTTTACAACCCGCTCTAATACCACGTACATCAGTTACTTTCTTACCATCTTCGTCCTCTTTTAGTTTCAATTTCTTCATTGCTACTACAATCGAACTTGCATAGATAAATCCTTGTCCACCTGATATTTTATCATCTGGATCAAACATATCTTGCGATGCATAAGTGTGGTTAGTACATACTAGTCCTACGTTATGTGAACCAATCATGTTTACTGTATTACGTACTAATGAAGTAAGTGCCTTAGGTTTTCTACCCATATCACCCTTCATATCACCTTTATTAAACTGATCTACATCAGTAGGTGTTAGTAACATACCCAAACTATCAATAACAAATAACACTTTAGGTCTGTCTTCCTCTGGTGTTTCTCTGTAGTCTGACATAAATGTACTAATAGTTTTAGCAACATCATCAATCATACTCATGTTTAGTTTAAGTAATTTTTCTGGTGTAGTGTCTACGTTTAGTGCTTGTAACCAAGCTTCATCAAGTGCGTTCTCTGAGTCAATAAGAACAACAAAGATACCTTGGTCTTGTGCCGCCTTTACAATGTTACCTGCACAGATATAACTTTTACCTGCACCTGATTCTCCTGCAAAAACAGTCACCTTACCCATTGGCACACCTTTATGAAAGTCACCACTAATAAGATAATTGAGTGCATAGTTACCTGTCGAAATCCAATCAGTCGGATCGTTAAATCCTGCACTCATTCCTGTAATAGATTTCGTTAAGTTTTTTCGAAACTTAGAAACGTCAAATGCCTTGTTAGCCATTGTATCTCCTTAATCCATATACTTGGGGTTGCCGAAACAACCCCTTGTATAAATTTAATTTAGCCCTGACGGTTACGGATCATTGCAAGAATGTCTTCCGCTTTATTATTGTCAGTTGCTGGTGCTTCTGCTGTCGCAGGTGCTTCAGTTGATGTAGTTTGTGCTACTGCTTCTGCCTGTGGTGCCGGAGCCGCCGCTGGAGCAGGAGTCGGAGTAGATGCTTTCACAGGATCACCTGTTTGAGCTTTTACGCCTGCTGGTCTAAAGTATTGACCATACTGTTCCATATCGTATGCTTCGCCATCAACAGATGCTTCAAACATCTTCTTGATAACACCAACTTCAACTTCACTTGGTTTCTTAGGTAAGTAATCACCTAAATTAAACAAGCCGTGGTCTTCAATAGCTTTATACTGAGCTTCATCTAATGGACGTTCTTTTCTTGCCCAATTTGAAGTTGAGTAATCAGCATAACCACCTTTGGAAGTTTTTGCGATCCTAAAGTCTACACCCGCGGTATAGTCTGTTGGTAATTCGTTCATGTCCGGATCCATCAAAGCACCTTTAATGATTTGAAAAATCTGTGGACCAATAATGAAACGTCTTACTGGATTGTTGGGAGTTGTATCCTCTTTTAAAGGATTATCTGTAACAAAGCCTTGGAATACATATGAACGTTTTTTCCAATACTTACGTCCCATGTCTTCTAAGTTTTTGTCTTTAAACCAACCACGTACTTCTGAAAGTACTGGGCAAGTTTCTCCATACATTTCCATACATGGTACTTGTACCTGTACAGGGCGAGAGTCTGTCTCACCTTTGATTCCAGCAAATGGAAGTTTGATCATCAAACGTTCTTGCCAGAAAAATGTATTAGAGTCGTCTCCATCTGGAAGGAAACGGACTGTTGCAGTCTCGCCTTCTTTTAAGTTCCAAAATGGGTAAATGGCGTTGTCGCCGCCTGTGGAAGATCCCGTTGAGCGGGTTTCCTGTTCTTTTAGTTTTGCACGAATTTCTGCTAATGTAGCCATAATATAAGCCTCCTATAAGTTGTTAAGCCTTCGTTGCTTGTGCCTTTAATAGTGTAGCACAGTTTTATATACTACACTAATATACTTATAAAGTCAAGTGTTTGTTTGCCAAAAAAGTGACTTTATAAATTCTTATACACCTGCTAGGTGTTTAATCTTTTCCATATCTTCGTCTTTGCCTGCTTTTAGTCTAGCAATCATTTTCTCAGCAACTGGTATTGCCTTATCGCCAAACTCTTTTTCACAAGCAGTAACTACTGCTGTTTCGCCTTTTGGAAATGCGTTAGTTGTATAATCGTAATATGATTTAACCAATTCTACTAACCTTTCCCCTGGACTTCTTTCGTCCTCTTTATTCATTGCCTTGTCGTCTTTTTCAATGCTACCGTCTGGATTCATTTTAACATCAATAGTGTCATCATCTTCCTTGTAGCCTTTTTCTTTTGCTTCGGCATCTAGTTCCGCTTTCTTACGAATAACTTCTTTTTTGAGTTTTTCGTCTTTGTGTGTATGCGGATCCATTTGTATATCTTGGATAGCTTTCTTCTTAGCCTGATAATCTTCTTTGTCTTTAATGTCTTCTGTTGGTTCCTGTTCTAGATCACCTGTATCAATTTTGGACGAAATACTAGGTGCTTTTGCTTTTACATATTTTACTACTAAAGGTCTGATACACTGGTCTGCATCTTTTTGTCCTACCTTCTTAAACATATCGAGTAGCATCGGGTCATCTATGATGCCCTTCAAACTTTGAACAGCATTGTTACCGTTTACACCAGCCGGGAAATGCTGTGCCATTAAGCCATTAAGTTTTTTAATAGCGGCTTCTTGGTCTTTGCCTTCGCCGTTTATTAAAGCATCTTCTGTCTCTCCCACTATCATGGATAATTCATTTTCAAATTCAGATTCTGGATTGTAGGCACTTTCTACTGCGTAACCTTCTTTATCCAAAGCATCTATTACTGCATCACGTGGTGCCATTGTGTGTACAATAACTCCACCCTGTCTCATTTCGTCTGGCTCACATTTACATTTGATACCAGCCTTACCACAAGCATATTCCATTTCTTCACAATCTTTTTCGCTAATGCCTCTGTCTTCATCATAGTCACCATCGATGTCAATCTTGTGTGCGTGTGCTTCTGATCCACCTTCGTGTCCCATAGCTTCGTCTTTGATTAAATCTTCTTGATGTTTAGCAAGTTCTTCCATTGAATCAAATGGTCCACCTGTTTCTTTTCCATCTCTATAAGAATAAAATTTTCCGCCTTTGTGTACAGCTGACAAACCATATTTGTTCATACCCATATCACTTGGACCTACTTCTTCGATTTTATTCTTTTCACTTACTAACTTGTTAATGTATGGGAATACACTTTTTAGTTCTTCGTTAAAAGTTCTAATAGTTAGTTCATCAATCCAACTGTTTTGTAATTCTTCTGGAACTTCTTCCATCACAGCTGGTTTAAAATCTTTGATTGTTTCTGCGTAATGTCCTGCACGTTGTAGTTTCATTACTTCAGTTTTAATTGTGTCTAGTCTTTCGTTAACTAGATCCATGTAACCTTTTAAGCCTTCTGCCATTACAGCTGAACGGTTCATGTAAGTTTTAAATTGACGTAGCTTTGATAATTCTTCGCTGAGTGAAACGATATGTTTACCAAAGTCATCATATAAATTTCCGCCTTCGCTTACGTGTCTTGCTAAAGCTCTTGCACCATTCAAATGTCTAAATGGATATTTGTATCTTTCTCCATTTTCGCTTTCAATGTAAATGCTATTTACGTGTTGTGTTCTTGCACCAGGAACTTCCATGTTCACTGGTTGTGTATGTTTGAGTACTAGCCTAGCTTTGTCAACATCTTCATAACTTGTTCTACTAGTGCCGTACATTTTTGATTCACTCATTGTATTGTCTCCGGCAGTTTTTGTTAAGTGTGCATAATCTCTTTTATCGAGATTTGATTTAGTTATATCACGTGTATCAAAGTTAAGCATATTTCTTTTTGAAAAAACTCTTATTTCTTTTAAGAAATCATACCATTCTTGTTTAATACTATCAGGTTGTTCACTAATAAAAGTGTTGTTATACATAATAGCAACTTCTTTTTCTGATAAAGCTATGCTAACTTTACCTAGTGAATCCTCACCAACTTTGTAGTCAAAGTCAAAGTAACGTGCAAGTTTCGGCTCATCAGTTACTACACCTGCTTCATCGCCAAGTGTTACTGATGGAAATCTGCCTCTGATCTTTGCAAACAACTGTTCTGATATATTGTTCATATTGCTCATATAACTATTTATCTTATGTTTGTTGAAACAAATATAGGCATGGGTGGAGTTTGATCGTCACCTGTGTCGGCTTGATTGAAGGTTTCATACACTCTAGGATCCCAATCCTTTAGTACTGCCATAATACGCATACTCAATAGACAAGCACTTACTAGATCGTCATTTTCACCTGGTTTTGCTTTGAAACTACTACCACTAGCAACAAAGGCCTTTAGCTCACTTACTAATACTTTGCTGTTTATTGTTAGCTTATCATTTTCAACCATGTTCTTTAAACGTGTACAAGCACTAATTTTAGTACTGTGAGTTGTATTAAATCCTTTTCTAAACTTACGTACATGGCCTTTTCTAATAGGTTCTGATACGCACATACCTGGTATATTCTCTTCTCCCATGTCTCTAATAACTATCAATGCACCTTCTCCGATGCTGTTATTCTCCACTGACCAGTATATGTTTGCTCCATCATTTTGACAACATTCTTTTATGTAGTTTGCGATGTCTTTTAGTATTCTTATCTGTGCAGGTATGGCTGTGGTATTGTGCCTCCACTCACCTATCTGTTTGTATGTGGGTAATTCAAATATCTGTATTGCGGCATAGTCACCTCCTGTACCCATAGCAGGGTCAAGTGCAATAACATAAGTCTTGTCACCTGTTGGCTTTCCGTACCAACGTGTTTGACCCATGTTCATCACTGGATCAATTCCTTCTAAGCTAGAAAGTTTTATACTGTTAATAAGTGTTTCATCGTAAACTAAGAATTCACAACCGTACTCACGTCTAAATCTTTCTTCACCAATTCTACCTACTTCTACCTTAGCCCACTCTTCATCTCTGTCTGGATGCTCGTCCCATTTAGCAGTAAAGCCATGGAAACCGTTTACACCTATTTCTTGTTCGTTGCCTTCTTCGTCAAACTTGTTTTGTGATTCTTTCCATATGATAGCAAACGTATCTTCATCTGAGTTAGGTGTACTTGTAATAATTGCACGACCACCTGTTGCTAGTGTTGGAGATATCGAAGTCCAAAATTCATCTGCAATACTTGGATTAACAAACGCAAACTCATCACAGTATAGTAAAGATATTGACATACCTCTTCCTGTGTTACCTGTTGTAGTAGCACTAACAATTCTACTACCATTCTCAAACTCCATACTACCTTTATTGTAGTTTGTTACACCTGCTCTAATAGTATCAGGACATAATTCATATCCGTATCTAATACGTTGCATAATTTCTTGAGCACCTGTGTATTTGTGTGCGGCAATTAGTATTGTTTGATCTGGATGAAACATAGCATACCATAATAAGTATGCCGCGGCAGTAGTTGTCTTGCCACTTTGTCTTGGCAACATATTAATATTAAATCTATGATTGTGATAACTTTCTAATAGTCGTTCTTGATAACCAAAAGGATCAAACATAACCTTTCCGTCAACAGGGTGTTGTATATGAAAAAACTTTTGACAAAAATATAGATACCCTGAATCAGGATCTATACATTTTTTTAGTTCTTCAATTCCTGCTTCATCAAACTTTTCACGTTGGTGTGCTTTTTTAGTAAGAACACCGTCTAGACTTTTTGTAGTTGCCATACTAGTATTTATAGGTGAAAATAGGGCTCGAAAGCCCTATTTGGTTTTACTAATTGGGAGGAAATTAGTTAAATTAGCCTGCTATTGTTATTGCAGTTGCTTCAGCAACGTCAGAACCTGTAACATCAATGTTATTAGGTCCTACTGCTGTTCCTAGATTTCTAATTCTTGATTGGATGTCTGCCGCTGATAAATTTACATCTGTGACAATATGAATTTCACCTGAGTTGTTATCTTTAACAGAAAACATCAAAGGATTAACTTCTTTTAAAATCATCTCTACTGCTTCATCAACTGCATCGTCCTCTGCTCTAAGATCGATATCTGCGTTCGAGGCGTTTTGTACGGTAATTAAAAATGCTTTACAACTTTCTGAATGTATCGTTCCAGCTGTTGCATTTAATCCGTTTACTCTTGTTACTCCTGCCATCTATCTCTCCTTATTAACCGCAATGACTTGCGTATAGTTTTTCAAACTTTTTACTATCGCAATCGTATTCAGCAGTTATTTTTTTCTTCATTTCTTCTTTTGTACAACCACTGTTGTTAAGTTTTTTCATTTCGCCTACACAACCTGATTCGTCAAAATCTTTATCTTCTGCTTCAGTTACTTCGTCTTTAACTGCCATCATAGCTTCTAGTCTAGATTTAAGCTCAGACTTAATTTCATCTTCAAGTGCCATTGGATTATCTCCGCCTGCTACTTTTGGATAAGATTTTTTCTGTCTATTTAATCCACCTGCTAAATCGTTTTGCATATAAGCTGTGTCTTGGTATTTTTCATCTGGTGCGTTATCCCAGTCGCCTTCTTTAGCAACTTCGTCTTCGCAACCTGGTTCCATGTCTGGCATACCCTTTGGCATTTCTTTTGGCATTGGTGGTAAATCCATTACCTTTAAACTTTTTTCGATATCATCTCTTGGTGACATCTTAGGACCCATTGGTGCCATTATCTCTGGCTTGCCACCTGCGTCTTTTACCATCTTCATTAATGTTGCTACATCATCAGCAGTTTCGCCTGACATCGAAATGCTCATATTAACAGCTTCATTTAATGAATCAATTTTTTTATAAATGTCTTTCAATTTCATTATTTGCTCCCTACTGGACTAGTTTTACCTTGTTCACCCATATCATGTTTTTGTTCTTTATCAGCTACGTTTGATTGTCCTGGATCGTTTTCTCTTTCCTTACGAACACCTTCAAGCTCTTTAAGTAAATCCATCACACGATTGTCTCCAACCTTTTTCTGTGCTTCAGGATCAGCTGATTCCATTTCTGTGCCTAACTTAGGCTCATAAATTTTAACATACTCTTTATCTTGATATTCTTCTTGTGGTGCTTCTGCATCACGTAAACAAATATAAGCTGGATCAACATTTGTTACTTGTGAAATGTATTCTCCTAGTATCTGTGCCGTAGTTGGGTAAGAAAGCTCAACTTCAAAGTAATGAGTTTCTACGTTTTGTAATTTAGGAAAATCTAATGGACGTTCTTGAATGGGTGTTTTCTTAGGCGGAGTTATATTAACTAGCCCAAACTTTTGTAAACAGCTTTCGCAACTGTCAACAAAACCTTCTGGTAAATCACCTGCAATACCAAACTTAAACTTGTAAGTCTTCTTTGCTTCTGTTAGATATTTTTCAAACGTCTTCATTGTTTTTCCTTATATGTTTATTTATCCATGTTTTTCAATTTATTAAGTAAACTATTACGGTCTGTTACTACATAACCTTCACCATTTACTAGCGAATCACTGTCAATACCACCGTCTTTATCCTGCTTTTCTTTGCGTAATTGCAGTTCTACCATCTTTAATTTGTTCTGTAGCTTGGCTGTTTTGGCATCTAAGTTAGTCTTAAGCATTTGTCCTGCAACCTCAAACACACGACCACTATAACGTGATTCAACATTCATGCCCAAATCCATTAAGTCTTCATATGCTGTCATGGCCTTATCTGCTACATCATTTAGTTCTGTATCAGCCATTTCTCCCAAGCCCTTAACCTGTGGTAGTGCCGCATTGATCTTATCCAATTCTGCTATGTCGCGAAAATCTTCTTTTTGTTCTACTACAGCTTTTTCTTTGGTTTTAGCTTTAGCTTTTTCCTGATCTATAATCTCTTTAGAGTCAGGTAAGTTTAATAGTTCTTCAAGTTTTTTGGTCATAATTACTGTCCATTATATGCTACTATTATTTAGCTTAATTAATGATCGTAAACTAACACTTTGGTATCATCTACTTTAATTGGTTTGCAATATGCAGTAACCCTATCCTTAGGATCAACATACGAGGAGTAACTATAGTTACCGTATTGCCTAGGTATGCGTTTAGCATAATACTGACAAACGTCTATACTTCTAAAATACATAGGGTCTCTTTGTTCCCTACGATCTTCTCCTGTTCCTAAAACCACGACTAGCATGAATGCGTGGATTACCATTTACCCTCATTTTCTATTCCCCTGATGGAATATGTCCTTCTCAGTGATAACTCTAAAAAAGATCTTTTTATTCTTACACCACGCCCTCGCGGCTTCCCACTTTGCTACGTTCTGCACGTATTGTGCCTGTCTAAATTTATCTCTGCCTACTTCCTTTAACTTCATTTGATTTTCAGGTTTTACTTCAATAAGTTCTGCGTGTGACTTTCCTCTTGCATCAGTATACTGTATCATAAAGTCTGGAACGTATATTGTCATCTTACCTGTCAAAGGATTTTTATATGGAATCTTTATTGCCTCACTTGCCCATCTACTTACTGAAGGTGACTCATCACAGAATTTCATAAATGCAAATTCCCAACTTGATCTGTATAATGGAGTTTTGTTTCCTAGATACTTTGTAGGATTCTTTAATGTATATCTGCCTTGTGCAAACTTTGGCATAGGACTACACCAATATGTTTCGTGATTCTAATTTACTATCAGATTGATCTATTTTATAGCCTAAAGAACTCATCTTCTGCCTATTGTAATTTAAAACTTCTGTTACTACTTTTGAAAGTTGTACTTCATCAAATCCTTTTAATGTGTCAAGCAATTCAAATATTTTTACTTCATCAATCTTTGCTTGTCTCATTAATACTGAACCAATCGTCGCCGCAGATGTTTTTTCAAATCCTCTATTTTCAAAAAATCCTATTACTGCATCAACTTCGTTTGATGGAAATTCTAAAGGTGCTGAATAATATTCGTTAAAGAATTTAGCAACTTTTTGTTGTGTGTTTTTTATTTCTGCAGGTAAGTTAGGCATTATGTCCAGTCCACGTTCCCACTTTTACTGTGGGTTTTTAAATTTTGACTTGTTAAATTATTATAAGCACTCTTGGCTCCACTACTTATATTGTTCCATGCAGTAGTTATAGCATTTGGACTTGCGGCGCCACCATCTCTGAGATGTTGCTTTTTAAATGTTGTTGATTTAGTTAAGTTATCTAATGCACCTGGATTACTAGCTAAGAAAGTACTTATAGATCCTAGAGGTTTATCTCCGCTTACTGCTTTCATAACTGCACTTGCTCCGGCAACACCTGCCACAGCTTTTGTAATATCACCAAGGCTACCTAGACTTGCTGTCTTAGGAAATGCTGTATTGGCTACACCACTAACATCTATGCCAGCCGCTGATCCAATTTGATCTTTTAATATACCAAAGCCTTCTTGTCTTAATCCGTCCTTAGATAAATTTTTTGCATTACCTAATACACTTGTTGTTTTTAAAACTGTTCCTAAGAAACTTGATGGAGAACTAAATGCTTGTCCACTTGTAATGTCTCCAAAGATATCTGCCGCACCTGCGGCTACACCACCTTGACCAAATAAGTTAGTTGCTCCTCCACCTGCTAATGAATTAGGTGATGGCATACTATCATAGTGTCCACTGGCCTGTCCAAATGACTTAGGTGACGCTCCTTCAGTTACTCCACCTCTTGCATACCAAACAGTTTCATATTGAATCTGCATTGTATTTTGTACTGCATCACTAGAACTATTTTCCATAGTATCATGACCCCATTCACTAATGATGGGATTTACTAATGTAAAACAAGTATACCTTTTTCTTGCCATTTGGTAAATTTGTATACTTCTAAAAAAGTGTTCATGACTATCGTTGTCAAATCCGTATCTATAAGAGTTATGTTTTTCGTTACCGTATGTGTTACTTCTCATATATGCGGCGCTTGTTTCATTAGGAGTAGTTGCTCCAACTGGTGCCGCATAGTTTCCATCTCTATAATAATATCTATAGTAGGCTTCCCACAAAGTTGTAGTTGAGCCATAGTTATCATCATGGAACACTATGTTGATAGGGTCATAGTCTAATCTTGTTTGTAAGTTTGCTTTTTTATTGTATTGATGTTTTAGTGTTGTACTAATTGAGTACTTAGGTAAGTCAACACTTTTAACAAGCATATTAAGTTCCTGAGTTTTTAACTGAGGAATAACTGCAACCGCTTTAGGGTTTAAGTTAAAACTTACGTGATATAAAAATTTGTGTTTAGGGGATAATCTGTGTGCATCATCTACATACAGTCTAGCCGCGTGTGCAAAGTCACCCAGGTTACCCTTTGGGCTTAAAGCACCACTAACTACATTATCCAGAAATCCATTAAGTTTGTTTGCCATACTAATATTTATCAATATAATTAAGTACGCAGATAAAAAAAAGGGTGCCTAAAAAGACACCCTTTATATATTCAGGAAATATTACTTTTAATCTTATGTAGATCCGCCGCCTGTAATTAAAGTATTTACAGTTCGTCCAACTGCTGTTCCTACACCTGTTCCTTGTGGTGTTTGGATTGCGTTGTCGTATCTAATTGCTAATGCAACTGTTACTGGATCGTTTGTTGCGTATGCTAATGTATTATAGTTAGCACTTTGTAAATAACAACCGTATAATTCAAATGTTTCTAATACGTTTGCAGTATTGATTCCGTTACCACCGTCTAGTATTTCAATTCTTGTAACGAATTTGTAATCGCTACCTGATGCCGCACTTGACTGTTCGAAGAAATCGAATTGTTTCTGTAGTTGTTCACCAACAAGTTTCTGTACGTTGTTTGATACATCTTCTCTTAAGTTTAATGTAATAGGTTCCCAAGTATGTTTTCCTGCAAGGAATACTCTTGAGTTGTATACATCAACTTGGATGTCTTCAAAACTTACGTTTGGTCTTGTTACGTCAACAACCTGTTTTGTTAACTCTGTAGTTGGTGTTGATACTCCGAAATTCTCTAAGCTCACTCTAAAGCGATACTGGAGTTTCGGCATCAACAAGCCCTGATTAGAACTAGACGAACTAGAATCTAATGGGACTGTAATTTTGCTTAATGTTGAAATTGCCATTGTTAATATCTCCTGTTAAATATATTTATCCTTTTAAAGCGATGCTATTTCACCTGTGTTTTTAAGTCTTAACGGAATGTAAATAAACTCAACTGCTTTAACCGGCTCAATCGCTATATCCAAATAAAGTTCATTTCTATCAATTCTTGTTGGTGTGTTGTTTGATTCATCACATACAACTAAGAAGTCATATAATGCTCTTTGTCCAACTAACTCTAGTAATAAGCTATCAGCTTGAGCTTTTATCTCATCTCTAGTAATCTTATCGTTTGGTTCAAAGATATAAGGTTTAGCAAGTTTGTCTAACTGTCCTCTTAGATAAACAACTAGTCTAGCAACGTTAATTCTGTCTAACGCACTAGCATTCTTGGCTCTAGTTTTTTGTCCGTAGTTTACAAGTCCTGCACCTGTTAAGAACGTAATTGGGTTAATTTTATTGCTGTACAATGTATCACGTTGTCCTGTGTTCAATGCTACTGCTTTAAATTCACCTTCGCTACTAATGTAACCTGCACTTGAGGCGTTAGTTATTCCACCACGTCTTGTTCCTGCTGGAGCAAACCATGGAAACGAAACACTATCACTTAATGCTATAGTTCTAAGTATACCATGTGACGCTGGAACAACAATGTTCTTACCTGCATTATCGCTTGAGAATAAACTTGGATAAAAAGTACCCATGTATTCATCGCTTGTTACAAGTCCGTCATCATTATCTTCAACTGCTAGGTTAACGTTTGTTGCATAGTTATTAATTGAAGTTGCATCACTTGGTAATCTAAATGGAAGGTCACCAACAACAAATGCTGTTAAGCCTCTGTCTGTGTTTAGTGTTACCATTTCACCAATTAGCTCTGAGTAACCTGGACAAGCCATTAAGTTAAAGATTCTTGATTGATCATCTCTAACCTCTTGGTTTCCGTTAACCATTGCCTGTAATGCTTGAACAACAACTTTTCTTTGAGCTTTTCTACCAAATGAACCTGCACCATTTGCCTGGTTAGCTGATTCAGTTACCCATCTGTGTGAGTAGTATCCTGCCATTGATTCGTTGTTATTAAATCTAGCATTGTTACCTGCTGTGTTAATGCTGTTTCTAACAAATTTCTTAACGTTAAATCCAGAACGTCTTAAGTTCCATAACAACATACCTTTTGGATATAGTGCTGGATCTGGAGCATCTGGGTCTAAGAAGTTTGAACTTAATAGTGCTTCAATAGTTCCTGCTGTTGCACTATTAGAACCTGCTGTATTGTATCTTGCATCTGCAAACTCAATACCATCTTCTGTAGTTTGATCTGAATTATCAACTAGTACCCAAAGTAATGTAGTACCGTTGTATTTGTAGATCTTAGGATAGTTTTCTAAGTCTGCTGTTGAAATCCACAAGTCACCGTTTTTAAGTGCAGTACCATCTGATTGTAAAGTTGGCTCTGTAGCACTTACGATTGGACCTTTTGGATCTGTTTTATCACTATCACTTGCCGCATAGTATGGAGCAGTTGAATCTTGATAACCTACCCAAGTAGTACCATTGTGTATCATGATGTCTACTTCGTCAACAATTGAACTGTACCATAAAGTTTTGTCAGTTGTTAATGCTGTTACAGCCGTTGCACTTGCAGTATAAGTTAATACTTGCCAGTTACTTGCAACAAGGTCATGTGCTGTATCACCTGTTGGTGCTGTGTATAAGTTCGGTGTACCTGAGTTTGCATCAACGTAAGCAGAGTATCCTGCTAATGCTAATACGCCACCTGTGTCTTTAATTCTAAAGTCACCACCGTCATTGTGTGAAATAACAATTCTGTTACTTGCATCAACACTTGCAATAATGTTTGTAAAGCCTGCACTATTAATAGCACCTGCAATAACATCTGCATCACTTGACGCACCAGTAGTTGTTACACTAATAGTTTTGTCAGCCTGTAATGCCGCATTGTTAACTAAAGTTTCTTGAATGTTAAATGCGTAAGTTCCTGCTGTTACCTGTGCCGCAATAATACTTGAAGTAATTGAAGTATTACCTGTTGCTACACGTCTGTGAATTTTAAAGTCACCAACTACGTCTGTTGCTTCTGCATTATTATAGTTAATGTATAATGCACCAACAGCCAAGTTAACACCGCCACCAGTTTTATCTAAACCGTATAACGCCGCTTGGTTAGTTGCGTAAATTGGAGCAGTTACAGTTTCCCATAATTTAGTAGTTGCGTTCCACTTCTTAACTTTCCAGTTAGCACCTAAGTTTGGAGTTGTAGTCTTAATCCAAAGTGATCCAGTTGGTTTTGGAGCAGTATCAGTTGATTTGTAAGCTGGTACTGATGTGTGTGGAGCAATACTTAATGCTGGAGCCTTGTAAGTTCCTGCTGTTAAGCCAATCTCTGTTAATAGTGTAGAGGCGTTAGTTGCCAATACAATATCAACGCCTGTTGAATAAATTTCTAATTTACCATCAACTACTGCGGCACTTACACCGGCAATACCTGCACCAGCAATAGCTGTTACAACATCACTTAATGCTGTACCACCTGCTGTTACAACAGTTGAGTTTAAACTCATTGTAGCTGAACCAGTTATAGTTGGATTGCTTTCAGTTCCTGTTACTGTAGCCCATGAACCAATCCATGCACTTGAACCTACTTGTACCCAAGTACCACTTGCGTTTTTGTAGAAAAATTTATTTAAAGTTGTAGTTGCAACAATGGCATAGTCACCTACTGCGCCAACAGAAGTTTTAGGTGTTCCGCCTGTTACCTTAGTTGCATCTGTAATTACTGTTGGAATCTTATTGCTAAAGCTCTGACCACCAGTTGTCGTTGCCGCCGCTGAATTCCATTCAAAGATACCAAATACACTATTAGCAGTATCAAACCAGTATGTTCCGTCTGCTGGACTTGCCGCTGGAGCAGTTGCAGTTGCAACCAACTCTGAAGTGTTTAAGTTTGCTCTAGTTACGTAAGCTCTGTTTGCCACACCCAAGTATGAGTAGGCCGCTTGTAATCCGTATTCATTTAGCTCGTTACCATGTAACGCATTATTATTTGTATCTGTGTAGAAAGTTGGATCTCCGAACAATTCTACTAATTCTCTTTGTGAAGTTATTAAATACGGTTTTTCCGCATTCGCACTTGTTGTTGCCGTTGCTGTTCCTGTTCCAGATGCGTTTACTTTATCTTGAGCAGATACAACAAAAATCATTGGTACTGTACCTGGTTCCGCCGGCGTGTAAAAACTTTCGTCTATTACGGAAACCTGTACTCCTGGTGATACTAAAGCCATTTTGTTTCTCCTGTTAGCATAATGCTTGTTACTATTATTTATACCAAAACTCACAATTCACGGCTATAACTACCCTGAAAAAGGGGTCACAAAGGGCAGGTAAATACATATATGAGACCTTTATGTAAATGTGGCCAAAGACCTGTTGCTATAAACTATAAAAAGAAAGGTAAAACTTTCTATCGTAGTAAGTGTGAAGCCTGTACCAGATATGGTAAGGTACGATATAGCCCACCCAAGTGGAAACAAGCAGGGTATGAGCAAAAGAAGGTTTGTGATAAGTGTGGATACAAAAGCAAACACAAAGAACAGTTTTCAGTATACTATGTTGATGGTGATATGAATAATGTTAGATATAGCAACTTAAAAACTGTATGTGCTAATTGTACTAAGATTTTATATAAAGAAGGATTTAAGTGGAAGCAAGGAGATCTTGTACCTGATTTCTAAGATCATTTACTGTTTTGTTATTATCTACAATATGTGTAAATTTAGTTTTAGCCCAAGCCCATTCTGAAGGGTGTACGTCTTTAGGCTCTATGCCATAGTCTCTATAGTCAATAAACCATTTAGGATCTTCACCACGCACTACTCTCCATACTTGGCCTTTTACTTCATATAGCATTTTAGCTTCGTTTGGAAAACGTACATCTGGTATTACAAAGTGCTTGTCTGGATTATCTAGTATTTTCTTCTTTGTTAAGCTAACCCATATACCGTCGTAGAAACCATCACGCATACATTCTGTACCAAATAACTGTAGTACTAATCTAGGGGTAATGGTTTCACCGGTTTCTTTTGTCCAATACTCATCTACTTCTTCACGCCATGCTCTACTCTCATCGGTCTTGCCATCTAGCAATTCACGATCCCAATCAAACATGGTGCTTACAGAGTCTTTGAGTTTATCAGCAAAACTAATCTTTTCGAAATCATGTTTCCTAATCAAATAATCAGCAATAGTGTCTTTGCCCGATCCAATCAATCCGCAGATTCCAATAATCATAGTTTAGTCCTTTTCCTCAATATATTGACAATCTTCTTTGTTTGCTGTTAGACCTAGTTCTTTGTCATACAACCAAACGTAAGAATATGTAATTTGACCCTTACTCACCGAACACTTCTTACCAAATGATAATGAAGGATTTGATGGAATGCTACAAGCACTCAACATAAAAGCCATTATAGTAATTAAACACAATTTATTCATCAGAACAATGTTCCTTTCGTTAGTGTTAATATTAATATTATATGATATATTTAGATAGATGTCAAGTGTTTATTAACCGATTGTGAATCCGTATCCAACACCACCTGCTATTTGCGTCTTAAGTTCTTCGTCAAGTTTTTCCATTTCAGCGACTGCTTCGTTTTTAAGTGCGTCACCGTTAAGTGTTGATCCACCCTGTGGACCAGCAATAGTGGCAAACTTGCTTCTTGCTTCGCCAAGCATATATTTACACGTAGCGAGTGCATAGTCTTTTATCCATTGTTGGGCTAGATAATCTTTTAATAATTCTGAATCTGGTCTATAGTTATAGCAATACAATAATAATTCTTCTTCTGCTCTAGGGCGTTGTAGTATAACTAGTTCTTTTGTTGTAGTGTTCCATTTGAATTCAATAAAACTACCAAACATTCTTCCTACTAATTCTTGATATTGACTAAACATATCATAGGTAGCAAGTCCGCCCATGTTAGTACTTGCTAAAAGGTACGTGTTAGTGTATGCTAGGTTGAATGGTTCAAATAATGTACCACCATCACCTCCACCACTTCTTGATCCAATACTTCTTCTAAATATTCTTCTAACCTCTACAATTTCTTGTGGTAGGATATATGTATTCTGATCAATAACTGTTGGTAAAAATATGTATGATTCCTCAACAGAGTTATCAGATCTTTGTCTGAATTTTGCAAGTGATTTCTTTAATGCTGTTTCGTAGTGCTCTGGATCAAGCTCTACGTCCACCATTCCACCACCTAAACTTAGGTTGATGTAATCAAATACTTCTTGTTTCATGCTTTTTAAATCTGACATATCTTCTTCTCCATATGTATTTATACGTTCGATAAATACTAATGTTATGCCAAGACTCAGTTTATACAAACCCGAAAAGGGCAAAGATTACGAATTTCTAGATAAAACCATCACGGAAATGTTCACCGTTGGTGGTACAGATGTATTCATACACAAATATCTAGGCCCTTCTAATCCAGATGAAGCAGATGCTACTCCTTCACAGCCTCGCTATAATGCTGTAAAAGAGACTAATATTCAGGATATGCTTTTCCTTGAAAATAGGGATAGAAAATACGATCCAGACATTTATGTAATACGTGGCATATACAACGTACAGGATATTGACTTTGATATGAGTCAATTTGGACTGTTTTTACAGAACGATACATTGTTTATGACAATACCTATCAACACTAGTGTAAAAACATTAGGTCGTAAGATTATGCCAGGTGACGTAATAGAGCTTCCACACTTAAAAGATGAGTATGCTCTTAATGATTACCAAGTAGCACTTAAACGTTTTTATGTTGTAGAAGATGTTAACAGAGCGGCAGAAGGATTTTCACAAAGTTGGTATCCACATTTATATAGAGTTAAATTAAAACAAATTGTTGACTCACAAGAATTCAAAGAAATACTTGACTTACCATCAGAGGAAGGTTCAAGTAATACTTTACGTGATGTACTATCAACGTATGAACAAGAAATGCAAATTAATAATGCTGTGTTGGCTCAGGCAGAAGCAGATGCACCTAAGTCAGGTTATAACACAAAACAATTTTATACACTACAAGTTGACAAGTTTGGTAAACCTGAACTAGTTACAACTGATACTAGCACACTTGATATATCACAACAAGGTTTACTTGCTGATAGAGTTAACCAAACTCCAGAAAGATCAGGATATGATGGTTACTTGTTAGGCGATGGTATTGCACCAAACGGAGAATCATTTGGACATGGATCTAGTTTTCCATTAAATCAAATCAAAGGTGATTACTTTTTAAGGACAGACTTTATGCCAAACAGATTATTTAGATACGATGGCCAACGTTGGGCTAAACAAGAAGATAGTGTAAGACTTACAATGTCTAATACTGATACTAGAAATACACAAAAAGGAACGTTTGTTAATAACACTACTACAAATACAATAGGTGGTGAATCTGTTAAAGAAAGACAACCTTTGAGTAAAGCACTTAAACCTAAGGCGGATAATTAATGCTACATTTTTATGATGGACAAATAAGAAGATATATTACTCAGATAATCAGACTGTTGAGTAACTTCTCTTATGCAGATGGCAAGGGTGCTTTAGTACAAGTTCCTGTTATGTACGGAGATATTACACGTCAAGTAGGTGCTATCATAAGAGATAATTCAGAAAATAAAATTCCTAGTGCTCCACGTATAGGTGTGTATGTAACAGGTATGGAGATGGACAGAACTAGAACTGCTGATCCAAGTTTTACAGGTAAGGTACATATTAGAGAAAGAGAATATGATGCAACAGGAAAAGAATATTTAAACACACAAGGTAAAAATTATACAGTTGAACGTATGATGCCTACTCCATATACTTTACAAGTAACAGCAGATATATGGTCAACTAATACAGAACAAAAATTACAAATTATGGAACAGATACTAATGCTGTTCAATCCTAGTTTAGAAATACAAACTACAGACAACTATGTAGACTGGACTTCGTTGTCAGTTGTTAACTTAGAAAACATTAACTTTAGTTCAAGAAGTATTCCGGTTGGAACTGAAACAGATATTGATGTTGCCACACTAGGATTTAGTACACCAATATATATTAGTCCACCTGCTAAAGTTAAAAAGCTAGGTGTTATTACAAATGTTATAATGAGTATATTTGATGAAAGCAGAGGAACTATTGACCTAAGTAATAGTATGCCTGAACTACAAGGATACGATGACAGTAATGCAAACTTGGCCAAAGGTTCAGATACATCAACAGCAGGTAAATCAGGTATGGGTAAATCAAGCAAGTCTACTGCGAACTTGGCAGTATCAACTGCGTCTGGATATGATGCTATTGTAATGGGTAACATTGTACAACTAGGTAAAAATGGTATTGCTGGTGAAATAAACTGGCGTACAGTACTTGATGCACAACCAGGACAATACAGAGCAAGTTTAAGTAAAATTTATCTTGAAAGAGCAGGATTTACAACTTCAGTTGTAGGTACTTTTGCAATAAACACATTAGATGAAACACAAATTGTTGTTAATTGGGACGAAGATACTATTCCAACTAACACAGTTATAGTAGGTCCTTTAGCAACTAAAGGAACAATAGATTATATTATAGATCCAAGTAAAGTTAATCCAACTAACATAAGAGGTAATGGTATAAGAGTACTGTTATTAGGTGATATTGGTGATGCAACAAATGAAGATGGTGCTGATGCTTGGAAGGGATCTAAAGGCGATTTAATTGCCAAAGAAAACGATATTGTTGAATGGGACGGAAATGATTGGAACATTGTTTTTGATGCCAGTGGTAATAGCGGTGAAGATTCAACAGTACCAGAAGTAACATATACAACCAATTTAAATACAGGTGTCCAATATAAATGGGACGGTACTGCATGGACTTTAACGTTCGAAGGCGAGTATCGAAAAGGAACCTGGCGCCTAGTACTCTAGCATAATTACTAATATGAACAAGATTATTTGTAGTGGAGCTCTCTTCTATACATTAGATACACAGAGGTTCTTATTTTTACATAGAACACAAAGTCGACAAGCTGACGTTTGGGGACTTGTAGGTGGTACTAATGAGAGTGAAGAAATTCCTTATCAAGCATTGACGAGAGAAATAAAAGAAGAGATAGGAGAATGTCCTCCTATTGTTAAATCTATTCCACTAGAAACTTTTGTAAGTAATGATGAAAAATTTAATTTTCATACATACCTTTGTGTAGTTAAAGAAGAATTTATTCCAGTATTAAATGGTGAACACAATGGATATGCTTGGGTAAGTTTTGGTAAATGGCCAAAGCCTCTGCACCAAGGATTAAGAAATACTTTACAAAGCAAATCAAACTTAACAAAATTACAAACAGTTTTCCAACTTATTAGTTTACTGGAGGAATAAATGATCAGAGTATACGGCGACATTATGTTAGATCGATGGATAGTCGGTGAAGCAAATAGAATGTCTCCAGAAGCACCTGTACCAGTACTATTAGAAACCAATCAAGAATATTCAATAGGTGGTGCAGGCAATTTAGCACTTAACATAAAAAGTTTAGGATCACAGGTTGAACTTACTAGTGCTTTAGGAAACGATAAAGAAGGTTTTAAATTATTAGAATTAGTTGAAGCTAGTAAATTAGAAGTTACAATAGCACAGGATTATAAAATTACAACAACTAAAACAAGATTAGTTGGACAACGTGGACAACACATTGTACGTTGGGATAGAGAAGTACCATATGATGGAGATGTTGCAACAAGATTTAATAACAATATTAAAAAGCATGATATTGTTTGTATAAGTGATTATGCAAAAGGAACAGTAAAAAGAGATACTGTAGGAAAATTATTAGATAAAGATATTAAAATATTAGTTGATCCAAAACAAGATAGTGTATTTTATCATGGAGCATTTTTAGTAAAACCTAATATGCAAGAATACGAAACATGGTTTGGCAAGTATGATAAAGATAATGCTTTACTACAAATGAAAAAATTAGATTGGACTTGGTTAGTTGTTACAGATGGTGCGAATGGTATGCACGTACTAAACAGCCAAGGAGAATATAAACATTTTGTTGAACCTGTCAAAGAAGTTGCTGACGTAACTGGTGCAGGTGATACAGTAATGGCCGTTATTGCATATGGTATAGATTCGGATATGAATATATTTGATGCCTGTAAATTGGCTTGTTATGCCGCGGCTAGAATAGTTGAAAAAAGAGGTGTTGCTATAATACAACAGGACGATTTGGAACGCAATATCGTATGGACTAATGGGGTGTTTGATATACTGCATACTGGCCATTTAAAGCTACTTAGACACGCACACACGCTAGGAAAACGCCTTGTGGTGGGCATTAATAGTGATTCTTCTGTCAAGCGTTTAAAAGGCGATTTAAGACCCATAAACGATCAGAATACACGTAAAGAAGCATTGTTAGAATTGGGCTTTGTAGATGATGTTGTTATATTTGAAGAAGACACACCGTACGAAGCAATCAAAGAAATACAACCAGATGTAATTGTCAAGGGAGGCGATTATACTGTAGAACAAGTGGTTGGAAATGACATAGCCAAAGTAGAAATTTTTCCAACTGTGAAGGGATATTCAACAACTAAAACTATTGAAAGAATGAAAGCATGAGAGTATTAATTACAGGACATCAAGGATTTATTGGAAGAAACTTAGGTCCTTATCTACAACACATGGGGCATGAAGTAGAAGGATATGAATATATTGAAAACAAAGTACCTGATCCAAAAGACTATGATAGAGTAGTACACTTAGGAGCAATAAGCAGTACAACAGAACGTGATGTAGAAAAGGTTTTAAAACAAAACTTAGAATTTAGTCAAAGGCTTTTACAGCTTTGTGACCAAAGTGGTACAACATTAATATATGCCTCAAGTGCTAGTGTGTATGGTAACACACAGGCTCAAAATGATATGAAAACTATCAAAGAAAATGATAAAGTTTATCCACAAAGTCCATACAGTTGGAGCAAATACTTATTTGATAAAATGGTAATGGAAATACCAGAGTATAGAATTAATGTACAAGGACTTAGATTGTTTAACGTATATGGTCCTGGAGAACAAGATAAAGGTGACCAACAAAGTGTTTTTGGTAAGTTTGAATTACAAGCTAAAAACTTAAAAGAAATTACTGTCTTTGAAAAGAGTGAACATATCAAAAGAGATTTTATTTGGGTAGGAGATGTTTGCCAAATTATTGAAAAGATGTTTCATGTAGACGCTACTGATATTTGGAATGTTGGTACAGGAGTTGCACCATCGTTTATGGATATTGCTAATGGTTATGCTAAACTATATGATGCAAAAGTTAAGACAGTACCTTTACCAGATAACCTAGCAGGACAGTATCAGTATTATACCTGTGCAGACAATACTAAACTAATTAATAGTATAGGTGAATATAAATTTAAGACCGTACAGGAGTATATAGATGCCAGCAAGACATAGTGGTAAGGTAGATAAGGGTTGGGGATACGAATTAATTTGGGCAACTAACGACCTTTACTGTGGAAAGATTTTGGTTTTTGAAAAGCCAGGATCTAAAATGTCCATGCACTTTCATAAAATTAAAGACGAGTCTTGGTTTGTTAATCAAGGAAGTTTTAAGCTAAGATACATCGATACTCAAACAGCTACGCCAATGGAAGTTATTATCAAAGCAGGCGACACATGGAGAAATCCTCCTTTAATGCCACATCAATTAGAAGCTATAGAAGCCGGTAGTTCACTTACAGAAGTAAGTACACCTGATTCAATAGAAGATAATTATAGACTTGCACCTGGCGATAGTCAAGCAAACCAACAAGTGGCGCCAGATGAAGATATACAAAACACAGCTGAAACACAACCTAGCTAGTTTCACACATACAAGTAAATTTTTAGCTAATCAAATTGCAAATGAAATTGCTATACCAAACGGTTTAGCAAACGTTCCACACCCTAGCTTATGTACAGCTTGTAGTCCTCATTATAATTTGTTTACAAGTACTATGCCAGAAATATTTTCTTTGTACAAAGAAATACAACACTTCTTTAAAACGGAAGTACATCACGATAATAGACAAGGTTATTGGATAGTAGGTTGGTTAAATTATTGGCCTAACAAAGGTGAAGTATTAGATTGGCATGGACACGACTATGGTGGCGGTACAGATTGCTTTCATGGTATATATGGTGTAAACTGTGAACCAAGTTATGCAGAATACAGAGAAATAGGTTCAGAAGAAATACATAAAGTTGAAAATAAAAACGGTCAATTATTAATAACACACTCAACTAACATGGAACATAGAATAAGTGATTGGGATAATGATGAGCCTCGTATAACTATCGCATTTAACATTCAACCAATAGACACTATGCTACAACATATCCAGACACCTCAAGTTAACAAGCAACCTAAGACTGGTTTACAACTACACGAGGATAATTTAAGAATGAATCAACCTGGTAATTTTATGCCTGGTGGTAATCCTTTAAATTATTATGTGCCACTGTAATGAAATACGAAAACATATTTCCAACTGGTATACTTGTACATGATGTTCCTGTCTGGGTAGCTAATCAAGTAGAAAAACTTGTAGAGGAACGTGTTGATCAATTACAAAGACCAGATGAAAATGCTCCCCATGCCACTGACTATTTTGAAAAAGATAAAGTCATAGATCTAAGATACGATACTCCAGAATTAAAATCAGAAATAGATATGTGCGTTACAAACTTTCAAAACAAAAATGCAATGAATAGAATACATGAAGGTTATTCATATAACTGGTGGACACAAGATTACAAAGAAGGTGATATTCATAATGAACATCATCATAACGTAGGACAAATAAGCGGTGTGTATTATGTTCGTGCTAATGAAAGTGCAGGAGGAATAATGTTTAGAAATCCAAATCCTTTTGTAGAATACGGACATACAATGAAAGAGAACGCACCTTACTCGTGGCAAGAATATGTATATCAACCTGTTAAAGGAAGAATACTAATGTTCCCTAGTTACTTGAAACATACTGTATTACCTAGTAAAAAAGATTGTATTAGGACTGTTATAGCTTTCAACGTAAAATAATTACGCCTGAGCTTCACCCCATCTTAGAATGATATTCGCTTTGGTATCTACACCTTCAGCTTTATAAACGTTAATAGCTAAAACGTCTGGACCGTTCGGGAACGTACCTCGTCCACCTAACGTTGTATTTGTTAATTCTTTCAACGTACCTAACATCAAGGATGACTGTTCACCTGGTGTAGCAATAAATGAAAATACTGTTTCACCTGGCTGTGCATATGGAGGTTGTCCAAATAAGAACCCTACAGTACTTCCTGCGGTAATATTAGTATTGGAGTTCTGCGTAAATGTAATTCTGTAATATTCTACACCACCAAAGTTTAGTGGTCCTTGTACACCAGAAACGTATGTACCTCCCGGAAACTTACTGTCACTTATCTCAGTACCTGCAATAGCACCAGTTGATTCCCAACTTGTTTTTGTAAAGTACAAGAAGTTCGTTCTATCTAAATTACCACCTGGGTTAATTGACATTGTAATAGTTTCATTTGAACTAATTTGACCGCCACTGTTTCTATTATTAAATCTCAATAGTGGTGGATTGTAGTAACTATAAATCTGTGCAAGTGTTGTACCAGTTGGAAAGTCTGACGGTGATCCATTACCAGTTGCTGTTACTGTTAGACCAGTTTGTAGTCCTGAATTGTCTGCCGTGTTATACGAACCCGATGTAATAAAGTGATAGTTTGTATTGTTTCTACTATATGCTGATGTTACGTCAAGTGTCATCTCTGCAACCGTTGTTGCATTTTTAATAATCTGTGTTGCACCTGTTGACCATACAACAGAACCACCCGGGGCTATTTGAGCAAAACTTGGTTGTCCACCAGCCGCCGCTCCTGTTAAGGAAGCCCAACCAACGTCACCTGGATCAAGTGGATAGTTTTGTGGATTTAGAATTCCTTCAACAACAATTCCTCCAGTAATTGGATTATTACTAGCATCAGTACCGTCTGATGTTATTTCAATACCTTCTAGTAGTAACTGTGCTCTGTTTAATAATTCTCTTTCACCCAAGTCACCAACGATTGCGTTTGATACACTAGGTGCTAGTCTTAACATGAAAACCGTATTTCTTGTTGTACTAATTGTGTTTGCAGTAGAAGTATATGAAAAGATGTAACCTCTATCACTATCAAATCCACCGTCTGTTTGGAATGCTGATCCCCAGTGTGATATGATTGGTGTAATAGTATTACTAATCAATATAACACCAGTACGTGATGTGTGCGTTGCGGCAACACCCGCCGTATAAGTTCTTGTTGCTCCTGCGGCAAAGTTTGTTAATGGTGCCGCTCTAGTACAACCTGTTAACGTATCACCGTTAATACCTGTGTACTGAATCATTTCGTTATCAATGATAACTGTTCCACCGCCTCCTGGGAAGAAACTAGCATCTTCTAACGGAATAGTTACCTGTGCATCTGTCATGTCAGCCGCTAATCTATCATTAGGACCTTCATTTGATACTTCGTATCTAACCGGCATATTACCAGTTCTCATAAATGCTTCTGTGTTAACGTTTGAGTTTCTCATTCTGTGATAGAAAATAAAGTTACCATCATCACCTCTGAGCATCCAATCGATAAATCCAGCTCCATACCAACTGTACTGTATCCCAATCATCTGCATCTTAGAAATATCTAAAATGTAACCTGATGATCCTGTACCGTCTAATACGTCACCGTTAAAGTCTGCTTGTTTTGATTTCTTATCTGCAACCAAACATAACTTGGCTCCACTTGCAGGAGTTACACCTCTAAAGTCTGGAGTAACATTCATTGATGTTTGACTGTTTACCTGTGATACAACGTGTGTCATACCTTTGATAACAACTCTATCACCTGCTTTAACTTGATCTCTAAATCTTGTTGCTGTACCTGTAACTGCGTTACTGTCAACTGCTAATGATATTGTACCTGATAACTGTAATGTTGAAGTTCTTTGTACAGCATTATAGTTTGATCCATCATACTCCATAAAGATACCATTCTGATCATCAAATGCACCTGAACGTACAGTTGCACCATGCCAGTTAAGCAATGATACTTGAGCTTTTGGACTTAATACAGGAGTTGTTGATCCTAGTCCTGTTGTTGCAATAACTTTAAATGTTCTTTCATCAGTAATACTTGATACTGAATAATCTCCGTTATAACCTGGTGTTTCAATACCAATTAATCTAATTCTACCACCAACTTGTAATCCGTGATCAACATCATCTGTAGTTACATTAATAAACGATCCTGCCGCTACTGCATCTGCTGTTACGTTTAACAAATCATAGGATGGGGCAAATAGAGCACCAGTGGTATACATAATACCCTTACCTGATTGATATCTAATATATTTTTTACTCTGTCTAATTGCTTGAGCACCGTGTTGTGGTCCTCCCGTTCCTAGCTGTACACCTCCATCATATGGTCTGTGTACAAAGAACGAATCTGGTCTTGGATACAATATAGCATTAATGTCACCAACACTACCAATGGCTCCTGCCGCTCTACACTGATATCTCAATGAAGTTGTTGTTGGAACCTGCTGTGCAAAGAACGGACCTTCTAATAATGTGTGATTGTTTACACCATCGTCTGTACTCTGTGTAACAATAAATGCATCTCCTGGAATCAATCCATGTGCAGTTGTAAATGTAACTTCAACAGTTGCCAATGCCGCAAATTGTATTGTAGTGTTTTGTGGAATATCTGCTGTTAAATTCTCTGACATAGTTACAGTTGAATATGATTTAACAACCGTACCTGCTACTGCCGTACCTGAACTTGTTACAGCAACAACACCACCATCTGTTGCAACTTCAGTTATTGCTATTGTGGCATCGTTAGTTGGAGTTTGTCCACCTAAACTTGTACCTAAGATTTTAATTTTGTTTCCTACTTGATAGTTAATACCATCGTTACTAACTATTGCAGTTGAATATGCTCCACTGTTTCTTGTAATATTAAACGTTGCATTAGAACCATTGTTCTGTAAGTTTGATCCCGGTACTGCTGTATAACTTGCTGTTCCTCCTGGACCAGTACCACTACCACTAATACCTGTAATGTCTCCACCTGTACCAACACTTGTAATATTAATTGTAATATCGTTGGCCGGAGTTGCACCACCTATTTGGTTACCTTGAATTTTAATATTTTGATCTGCATAGTAACCTGTACCTGGAGTGTTTATTGCATAACTATATGTTCCACCTGTAATTGTAATATCAAATGTTGCTGTAGAACCTTGTAGGTTAGTTGCTTCTCCATCAAACTGACTTAAATCTGTAATTGTTTTTGTATCTAAGGCTGTACCTGTAGTTGTTACTGTTAGTACCTCTCCAGTACCCGCATCAACTGTTGCTACTGTGATTGTACAGTTGTTAGTTACGTCAACACCACCTAATGCACTACCTAGTATAACAAATTCTTCGCCAACTAGATAACCTGAACCACCTACTGGAACCGATGCCGTATAAGCCGTATCTAATCTTGTAACGTTGAATGTTGCACTTGCACCACCAACTGTGTTGGACGTATAAGTTGGATTGTTATAACTTTCAGTGGCATCTGGTGCTGTACCAGTTATACTAATTGTATTAATTCTTCCTGTTCCACTTACAGCATCTATCTTTACAATAGCATCATTAGTTGGACTTGTACCACCTATGTTTGATCCTTCAATTTTTAATCTATCACCTACAGCATAACCTGATGTTGCATCAGCGGCCGTACCTGCTGAACTAAATGATGTAATAGCACCTGCACCGTTTATTCCTGTAACTGTTATTGTCAAGTCATTAGCTGGTGATGTACCACCTAAGTTGTTACCTGCAATAACAATAGTGTTACCACTACCGTAGTTTGAACCTGGTTCGTTACCTAATGTAACTGAGTAACTGTTATTGTAATTAACAACAACATTAAACGTTGCCGCCGCACCTACAACATTCGAACCTGAAGTTATATTTGTAAATGTTCTGCTGTTACTTGCTGTACCTGAAACACTAATTGCAGTAATAACACCCGAACCGTCAACACTATCAATAGTTATTGTAGCATCGTTGGTTGAGCTAGTACCGCCAATATTTGCACCATCTATTGTACAAGTTTCTGCCGCACTATATCCTGAACCTGTCTGTGAAAGACTTGCAGTATAAGTTGTTCCGTTATATTGTACATTAAATGACGCACCACTACCAACACCACTGTAAGTATAAGCTGGTTCAGTAAAGTTATTTTGTGCGTTAGGGCCAGTACCTGCCGCATTGAATGATGTAATACCACCACTACCATCAACGGCTGTTATTGAAATTGTTAAATCGTTTGTTGCGTCACCGCCAAATTCATTACCACCAATTTTAATTACGTCACCAGCTACATATCCAGCATCAGTGGCCGCCGCGTTTTCAGTAACAGTATAGTTATTGTTTGTTAGTACGACATCAAATGCTGAACCAGTACCTGTTCCACCCTGTGTAATACCTGTACCGTTGTTTGCATAAGTTGGCTGTGCTAAACTTACTGAGTAAGAATTGTTTGTATATGTAAGATCAAATATTGCACCTAAACCATTACCGTTCATGTTTTGTCCAGTTATGTTACTGAAACTTCCATTACCATCAAAGGCCGAACCTGCTGTTGTAAATGTTACAACTGATCCACTTGAATCAATCGATGCAACAGTTATTATTAAATCATTTGTTCCTGTTTGACCACCTAATTGGTTACCAAGTACAACGATAACATCACCAACTTCATAGTTATCACCACCTGTACCATTTAGTACAGCGGTATAACTTCCGCCAGCTCTGTCAACATCAAATACTGCACTAGTACCTGCGGAGTTGTAATTTGTTCCTGCGACTGCTGAATATTGTACGTTATTACCAATGATAGCCTGTGTTGTGTTTGCGTCTAAGTTTACGTTACTACCAACAATACTTGATACATGAATTGCTGTACCATCACCTCTATCAATGGCTTGTCCTGCCAAAATTCCTGTTACATCACTTAATGCAATCTGGTTAACACCTGTTGCATAATCACCTGCAACGTTCCAAGTAGCAATTTCTCCACCACCACCTGTTACGACAGTAACCTGAGCACCACTTCCAATACCTGTGCCATCTGTTTCAGTTGCAACTTGGAAAGTTAATGCTGGTGCACCACCGCCTCCTAATGAAGCGTCTAATACTGTGATAGTATCGCCTACCGCGTTGTTTCTACCACCTTTAAAATTTGTTATACTTGTTGCCGCACCTGAACCATCAATGACAATATCAAATGTACCAACAATTAATTCTGAAACAATACTGCTTGAGTTACCAGTTATTCCTGTGTAAGTTCCTGCTGTTCTACTTACATTCGCGGCACCTATTGTACCTGCTGTTGCAATTTGACCTGCAACGTTTTGTATCGGAGCACCAATCTCTGGTGTGTCACCAATCCAAGTAACTTTGTCTCCACCTGTTGTTGCACCTAATGGGTTTGTAAATACACCTGCTGTTCCTTGTGATATGATACCAAACGTTGGAGTACCAATCGCCGCACCTGTGTAAAATCCTGCTTCTCTTAACTGTGTATAATAAGTTGAAAGTACTTCGCCGTTACTAACACCAACTTTTGATTTCGCAAAATATGTAAATGTTGCTGATGTTGGAACAGTTGATACAATGAATGAACCTTCTGCTCTACTTGCCCCTTGGACACTATTTTCAAGTGCTTTAATTGTAATAGGTGTACCAGCTTCAATTCCATGAGCACCAACTGTGGTTACAGTAATTAAACTTTGACCAACACCACCTGTACCTGTTGAAGCGTCTGTTGTAACACTTGAAACAACTTTATCAGTACCTGGTACTTCGTAAATACTTGGATAACCTCTTTGCATAGCAATCGCTTGCCACTTCGTAGGCTGTAGTCCGTATTCAAAGTCAGCATCAAGCATGGATACGGAGTTTGAAACTCTCATACGTTCAATAGCATCAGTACCAAAGTCAAATGGTCTTGTTCTTGTTTCACCTTGATCAACGAAAACTTGTATTTCGTCTGATGCGTAGTAAAGTGGAACTTCTTCTCTAATAGGTCTTACGTCTAAGCCGTTAGCAATAACGTCAGTTGTAATTCCTATTAACTGTGTTACTCTTGTATGAACACCAAGTTCAGGTAAACTTAAAATTGTAGTTTGTGATACTGCACCTGCACCTGTTTGTTGTGAAGTGTATGCTGTATTTGTTAAGATGTAAGTATTGATTAAATTTAATAACCAGTTTCTAAGTGCAACTTCTTCCGCTCTTGTTCCGCTAAAGTATGGAGTAGTTTGTGTCCAATACTTACTTGCTTGATCATATGTTCTTGAGTTACCACCATATTTAATATCGTTTGTAAAAGCAGTAATCTCAGCACCAAGGTCTCTTTCAGTTAATGCTGTATTGTGTGAAAAGTTATACCAAGTTCCGCTTGATGCCGCCGCTACCTGAGCCGCGATATAAGCCGTAGCTTCTTTTTGCATAAAGGCTTTGTTTGCTTCTAGTACTGCTATTGCTTTTGGACTGTAGTCAACGTTATCAGTATTCTTGTCAAGATAAACAGTTGTAATTGTTCCTGTTTTTTCTAAGAACTTAGGAAAATCTTCTTCAACGCCTTTTGTTAATTTTTCTGTGTCGTCTGTTTGGTATTCAACACTTGCACCTAATGTTGGATCACTGAAGTTAAAGATAACTTCGTTGTTTGTAGTGTCTGTCATTAACAGCAAGTCATTAGTTGGAATACGTGTCTGCATCTTGATACTTGAAATACCTGTTCTATCAAGTGCAGGAACATTATCAAGACCGTTTAGAATTACGTCTGTGATAATTCCCATCAATGTAGTTACTCTTGCATCTGCTCCTGACTCATAAGCAATCGCAGAATTAGTATACTGTGTAGTTACTATTGGACTTTGAGCAGTTGTAAAAGCCTGTTGTGGTAAAATATAGTTGTTGATTAAATCTCTTGCAAAGTTCTTTGCCGCAATTTCAGGTTGTCTATCGCCATCAATCTGCGGAGTAGAATTAATCCAATATTTACTTGCAAGATAACGTGCTTGAGCATTACCATTGTATCTCAAGTCATAGATTATACCACCTGTACCGTCAACACCTTGTAAATTATATCTTGTATCTCTTTCACACTTTGGTGAGTTATATGTATAGTTGTACCAGAAGCTAGTTGGGTCAGCCGCGTTAGCTAATACCTGTGCGGCAATCCATGCCACCACTTCATCACAAATAAATTCAACATTGTTTTGAATTAGCTCATAGGCGTTAGGATACCTATTGTCCTTTAAAGGAATTCCTGGTTGGAATATATACGTATCTATCTTTTGTTTAGCCATTTATTCTAACTTCCTAATGCTATTGCCAATGCCGTCGCTCTTGAATCCACATACTTCTTGTTTGCTATCGCCGTTTGTGTAGTTGGCGATTGCTGTACTTTTGCAGTCGTAAACTCAGCTTTAGTTGGTTTTGTATTACCTATTACTGTATTATTTAGCGTTCCTGCACTTGCAATTAAATTTGTTGAACTCACTGTTCCCGGTGTCGTAGCACCTATATTCATGTTGTCTATAGTACCACCTGCTGTTGGATTTATTAATACCGTACCTGCTGATCCTGTAGGAACAATTCTAATATCTGCATTTTCACCGTTAAGTGTAACGTTGTCTAGTGTTGTTAATCTTTGTGCGTTAACATCCACGTTGCTAATTGTACCACCATTTGATGGATTAATTATCACTGTTCCTGATGATCCTGTTGGTGATAATGTTATTACAGCATTTTCACCCTGTGCTGTGATGTTACCTGTTGTTAAAATGCTTGAGAAACTACCAACACCTGTAATGGTTGGATCTATGATAGTTAATATTCCTATCGGATTGTTATCAGCATCTCCGTAATACAAAGTTTCTGGAGCATTTGTTGGAACTGTAAAAGTTACCTTACCTGAAAATTGTCCTTGTGCTTCACTAGTTTCTTTCTTGGTTGTCTGATCCGTACTTAGATGTGACATCCCCGTGTCATAAGTTGTATAACCTACTCCATCTGATTGGAAAACATTGAAACTATTATTACCAAGAGTTTGACCTGCTTGGTTTGTGCTTCTTAAAATTAAGTTGAATACGTATGCACTACCTCTGGTTAATGTTACGCCAGGATTAAGTTTTAATGTTACACCGTCAGCTTCAAATTCTCCGTCAAATGTAAAGTTACCACCAGCATCTCTTACAACGTAATCACCTGATACATCAGTTGCTTCTTCCGTAACCGTATAGGTTACACTACGTAAAGTTACGTTACCCTGATCATCTACTAAAAATCCGTTAGATTTAAATCCGTGTTGTGCCTCAAAAGGTGACTTAACAACTGCCATGTGTTTCTCCTCTTGTATTTATCTGCATTTAACTTACCACTATCAAGCCGTGCATACTACTATGGTATTGACAGTTATAGTGATATGTACCTGCTGTATTAGGTGTCCAAGTAATATTACCTGAGCTAGAAGCACCTTGGCCTACTGCCGCTGGTGTTGTAACCTGATTACCTGTACCTGTTGCGTTTGTTGATTTAATATACAATGGATGCCCTGCCGCATTCATTGTTAATGTTAAGTTGTCATTAACATTTAGATTAATCTGTGCGTTGTTTCCACTTACACTACCATTTCTATCTGTACCTGATAATGTGTATGATCCTGAACCTGCGTTACCAACCGTGATCGTATAGTTGTTACCTGGAGTTATTGATGTATCAGCAATGGTTACGCCTACAGTAGCTTCACCGTTATCCAATGCAAGTTGGAAAACTTCTGAACCTTCTGTTGTTAAGTCTGATGACACAGTAACGTTTAATGTTTCCTGTGAGCCAACAATAAAGTCTCCAGTCAATGACGCTCCGTTAATATCTGAACTTGTTACACCTGTAATTGTGTAAGGTAAACTTGTACCATTTGCAACATTCTCAGTTGTAAGTGTAATTGTAAAGTTACCACCTTCATTAACTGTTGGAACAGAACGACCCAAGCTGTAACTTGACACAGCCGCCGCTTGTGAAGTATCTGCAATTTGTACCTGTGCAGTTGCTTGTCCGTTGTTCAACTGTATGTTAAAACTTTCAACACCTTCAGTTGTTGTATCTTCAGCAAGTGTAAAGTCAAAATAATCTGTTGTACCTACAACAAAACTTCCTGTTAGTGATCCTGTTGTTAGGTCAGCCGCAGTAACACCTGTTACTGTGTAATCTAGTGTAACACCCGGATCAACGTTTCCTGTTGTAAGTGTAATTCTAAATGTATCTCCCTCATTAACATTTGATAAGTTAGAAGTCAATGTGTATGAAATAGCAGGAGTCTGTGAAGTATCGTTAAACAGAACAGCCGCACTTGTTGTAGTTCCACCTGGATCATTGTCAAGTGTCATTGTAAATGTTTCTGCACCTTCTGTTGAAAGGTCTGATGTAACTGGATACGTAAATGTATCTGTTGTTCCAGTTATGAAGTTTCCTGTTAGGTTTGCTCCTCCAATGTCTGCACTCTGTACTCCAGTAATTGTAAATGGAACAGTTGTACCTGCATTGACATTTGTTGTAATAAGTGTTATGCTAAATGATTGTCCTTCATTTGCTTGTGAAGTAGATCTTGATAATGTGTAAGTTGGTGAATATGCACTTGAACTTGATCCTGCAATAACAGGTCCTGGCTCATTTAGTGTTGCATAATAGTTAGCACTATGTATGATTTTTGCACCTTCTATACTAGTTGAATCATCTTGTACTCTAGGATATGCCATAAGTTTAAAGTAAGCATCTGTTACTTCAACTTCTAGCTGTAATAAATCATTACCTAGGTTACTTCTACCGTATATTACTATGTTTGCTGTGCTTGTACTTGCTGTACATAGGCATTTAATGATCTCTTTACGTGCTGAGTTCACATCACAGGCTATAGTGTATTCTACGCCGAAATACGAACCAACATACCAACGGTCTAATTCGGTCCCATTTTCTACAAGTGTAGAAGAAGGACCGGCGTAACTTAGGTTACTACCGCCTCTAAATTCTATTGTGTTGTTTTGCCCTTTACGGAAAAACTTACTGATATCAAACGCCATTAAACATCCTCTTTGTAGTATTTATTCAATTAGTAGCGGCTTCTGTTCAAAAGCATATTACCGCTTTTTACCGCTTCGCGGCATTAAATTTGCGTTTTACCGCTCCGCGGATTCTCTCGCGATTCCTAAATACCACATATCTAACGGATACTGCTTTGAAGGAAAATGATGTGTTATTTTTAGATTATTCTTTGTAATCATATCTTTAAACGTATCAGGATTTGATCCCCATACATTTTCAGCAAGTATGATTACTCCATCTTGTGTTAAGTAGTTTCCTACATTATCAAAGAAGTTTTTGTGTATAGACCAGTCTAAATCTTTATATTTCCTTGGCTCATCGTAGTGTGCAACATACGGGTCACCATTGAAATGTGGAGGATTAGCAACAATTAGGTCAAATGTTTGCTCGGGAATTGACTTAAAATTATCACTTAGAACGAAATGTGCTTTTTGATCTAAGTTATTTTCTAGTATTGTTTGTAGTACTGCTGGTTTGTTTGGTTCCCATACATCTGATAAAGTAATCTTTTCTGTTTTATCTGTACCTAATAAACCAAATCCCCAAAACCCTGGACCACTACACCATTCTAATGCATTGTAAAATGTTTTATCTTCTGTAATAAAACTGGTTGCATCAAGGAAGTCATCAATCATGGTGTTACCACAACCGTCTATTTCATCTGTCCAGTATATTTTTGTGTCGAAGTATTGTGTAAAATTAGCCGTCATTTTTCAATGTAACAAGTTTTTTATATTCAGGCAAGTACAAGTATTCAATGTCGCTGTGTTTCAATGTACGTACAGCATCATCTAATGTTTCTACTAATGGTTCTCCACCTAAATTAAAACTTGTATTGAAAATAATCGATAATCCTGTTTTTTCTTTCCAGGCTTTAATTAAATTATAGTAATGAGGATTTTGTTTTTCACTAACTGTTTGTATTCTACAAGTTCCGTCAACGTGTATAATGCTTGGAATCTTTTCTGCAATACCTTCTTGACAGTTTACAGCATACATCATTGTTGGTGAACTTTTCATACCACGTAAATCAAACCATTCATGTACATCTTCTTCAAGTATACTACCTGCAAAAGGTCTAAAGTATTCTCTACGTTTTATAAGGTTAACGTGATCTTTACCATTAGGATCACTTGGGTCATACATGATAGTTCTATTACCTAATGCACGTGGACCGTTCTCTGAACGACCCTGGAAGATTGTACAAATTTTTCTATCTGCTAGTATGTCAACTACTTTTTTATCATCTGCTTCTTCAACTGTTGCATTATATTTTTCTACAACTTTATTAATGTCATCATCTGAATAACAATAAGCAGGACCTTCATATAACGTATCTTGCTGTTCTTGTACTTTATTATCTTTTGTAAGTCTTCTATGCATTAACATTGCCGCACCCATGGCCGTACCTGCATCATTACTTACTGGCTCAACATATATTTCAATATTTTCATCTTTAAGTTGATCTAAATATTCATAGTTTGCTACACAATTAAGACCGTAGCCGCCACTAATAACAACTTTATTCTTACCGGACATTTCAACTGCACGTTTAATAAGTTTAACAACTTGATTTTGTGTTTCTGTTTGTACAGCATAAGCTAAATTCCTTCTGTTTTCTAATTTGCTTACATCTTCATTATCATGATCTACAAGTTCTTGAAAGAAGTTATAGTTTACATGAGCACCGTTTGGATATGTAGGTATAATCATTTGTCTATCTGATATAGGCCACATAGTATCATTTCTAAATAGTTTAATATTAGCACGTCTACCATATGGAAATAATCCCATTGTTTTACCTGCTTCAATAAAGCTAAAGCCACAGTATTCTGTTACTGCCTCATAAGTTTTTACTATACCTGCATTTTCAGTAAGTAAAACATCGTGTGTCCATTCTTTAGGTTCATCATATAACTCACTTGACATATCTTTTAAGTACTGCGTAACCATAGGACCGTTAGTACCTAGGTGTTTGTAAAGTGTTTTAAAATTATCTGGATATGCACAATCATATATTGTTTCTGTTTCCCAAACAGTTTGTGGTTCACCTTGGTTAGTAGCTAAATCTATAAACGTACCTGCACCATCAACAATAACTGCTACTGCATCACTAAATCCTGATCTATAAAAGGCTGTCGCGGCGTGTAACTTATGATGTATATGACTCATGTCAATTACTTGTGGGTGATTTTCTTCTGGGTTATAAGGCTTTCTACTTATTAATCCCATCTTACGTGCAAGTCCTGTGTAAACATCATCTCCACTAAAGTCTACTCTACCTGCTGTTCTTTGTAAATTTTGTGTGTGTGCAACACATAAGAAATCTAGTTTGTCTGTGTATTCTAAAATTTTCATCATAGAAGCATAAGGACCACCATCATATTTCTGACGTGTAAGTCTTTCTTCTTCTATTGCAAATACTATCTCACCATCTTTTAAAAGACAAACACCTGCATTGTGTCCCCTTGCAATTCCGGCAATCCAAACTGGCTTCTTTTTCATTTAAAATCCTCTATAATCTCTATTCCAATTTACTGTTTTAGTAATGTTTGCAATAGTTTCTTTATAATCATTAGTCTTTGCATTGTTAGTAGTATCTATCAAATTTTCTTGTTCAACAGTTAGGTTCTGATTGTATTGATGTACCCAACTTAAATGTTGTTCTGGACTAGGATGTAGTTCTAACCACTTATCTCCATTATCTTCTTCAAACCACCAACTTAAATCTGGTCTATTCCAAGCATGAATACCTAATGGTTCTAACCAATGATCTCCTTTAAGTATATGCTTGTAATCTTGTAAACTATATTCTTCAAAAGCATTTGCAAGTTGTGGAGTATTTCTTAAATTTTCTCCATGTCCTTTTTGATGTGGAATATCAGTACCTAGTGTATTAATATCACTTATGCTTGTAAAATGAAATTCACAACCTGTTGATTCTAACAATCCTTTTGTTAATTCTATGTTATGTAATGTGTGTAAAAATAAAGCCTTTTCATCATAAAAAGTTTCTATCCATTTCTTATCAAAAACTTTTTCATTCTGGTAACTGAATATACTACCTTTTGTTTGCCAAGGTTCATCATGATTAAAGTTAAGCCAATCATATCTTAAATGACTTGACCATTGTACTATTACTTTGTCTGTAGATGTAAACTTATTTTTTATGTTACATTCGGAAACACGTTCAGCTATTGCACGATTTCCTAAACCAGCATGACCCCAGTTTTGATGTTCTTCAAAGTCTAAGCCTAGTAAGTCTGCCCATGTAGGCCAGTTCCAAGAAGTGTATGAACAGCCAAATGTAAACAGCCTAGACATTAATCTTCTTTATACTTGTGACCTATTCTTTCTTTTCCAGTTAGTCCGTTAGTAACTGACTCAATGATAATTGTTTCAACTTTATCATTCATTGCCATAACACCATCGTTGGTTCTATCAGCATATTCATCAGTTGTAACCCTGATAGGTGAGTAAGTTCTTGCACCTTCACCCATATCTAAGATGTCAAAGTTTTCATCGTCTGGATAAGAAACATTAATAGGAAAAGTTGATCCAATAACTACTGTACATTTTTTATCTAATGCATGGACCATATGTTGTCCTGAACTGTCACAGCCTAAAAAGTAATCTGCATTTGAAATAATACCGCACCAATGTCTTAAGTCTGCTCCCATAGGACTTGCTACTGCATCTTTTATTCCATGTTTAGCAAAGTCAATGCCAAACTCTGCCATATGAATTACGCCATATTTTTTAGAAAGTTTTTTAACAATATTAACTGAATTTTCAGCTTCAAAACTTCTACCACTGTAATCTGAAATCATACCGTTTTCGTGTTGTGTTGTTCTACCAAATGGTTGAAATACTACTACCTTATCTTTTTTAGTTTTTTCTTTAACTTCATCTACAAGTTTTTTACCAAAGATCATTTCTTCTTTGTTTAATGTAATCCTAGGCTTTTGTAGTGTTCTTAGTCCTTTGTTGTTAATAGCAATATCGTATGCCTGTGCAATAGAACATTTCTGATTATAGTATTCCCAAACCCTATATGGTTCAGGTGTAATTAGTTCACGTTCTTTTAGTTTATCTTGAAATAAACCTTTATGCCAGTGATCATATACTCTAGCATATAAGGATTTATGTCCTTTAAAGAAATCAGTTCCACCTTCGCAAACAATTACAAAATCGTCATCTGGATTTTCTTCTTGAAATTTTTCTAGAGCAGGGATAGATGCTATTACTCGTCCGGCACCGCCATTAATAAAAATAGCTGAGTTTCTTTTATCTGTTGACATTTATCATCCTTTTAATCTGTGCGTAATTATGTGCTACATCTTAATAGCACTATGCAGTTATTTAAAAGGAATTATATTAGGAAGTTTGTTTTCTGGCTGTAATAGTACCAGCTATTCTAGTCTTGCCTTTAGCGTCTGTAGGCGCCGCAGGTAGCCCATCTGCCGCTCCATCATCAAATGGAGTACCGTCTGTGCTTAAACCTAATCTGTTTAGATCTGTACCAAAATAGTTTCCGTCCATTTCTGGTGGAATAAAGTGTCCTGTTGCAGGGTGATATGTGTGTTCCATCAACCAACCATCGTTAGGATTATCTCTGTTTGCTTCTGCTGTACCATCTGGAACGTTATCACCTAGTGTAGATGTTGCGTCCATACCGTTTACAGCCGCACCATAACGTCCTGTTTGTCCTGGGAACTGATCGTTTTCGCCCCAAATACCTGGTTGTAATGCTTTTGGTGATTGTGGAAGTCTAACTTTCCAAGGTTCAATACGTGCTTTCTTTTCTAATTTAAAAGTAGCACCAGTTCCTGTTGTAGAACTGTCACCTGTTTTAACAATAGTATAAGCTACATTATTAATTACTTTAGCTTCTTTCATGTGTCTGGCGTTAAAGGCGTTACGTGTTCTTACACCTGTAATAGCACCGTCTTGTCCAATGCTTGTAACAATAATGTTTACGTCTAATGATCCGTTTACTGCGTCAGCTGTTGCATCTGGTTTCCATGCTTCTCCATCATTTGGATCTGCTTCAAAATCAAAACCTGGTCTTTGTCCCATTGGTGCTGATAAATCATCCATTGTACCAATTTGATCTGCACTATAACCTAATACAGTAGCATCAACTAATAAGTGGTCGCCTACTGAATAACCTGTTCCACCTGCTGTAATAGTAGGTGTCCAACAAGCACCATAAAGTTCTGGTAAATCTCTTAATTCTTGTCTAAACTGTTTCCATTTATTTGCTAAAGATTCTGGCATATCATCTGATACGTGTGAATCTGACCAAGAAAGTTGTGACCATCTTGTACGTTTAATTTCATCCCAACCTACGTGTGGCTTTAAGAAAGGATATGGTGTGTTCCATTCTTTTTTAATTGGATCATAAGTAATTTCATCTCTGTCATATGTATGATCTGGAGTAGGAACTTTAGGCTCAATGTGCTTAAAGTAATTACCGTTAATATCTTTTTGTGGTAACGTTTCTGTTATGTGTTCTCTACCTTCTAACATTAAAGTATCTTGGTGTACTTCCATTAGTTCGCAAAGCAAAGGATTTTCTTCACAGTTAACTTTAACCATATACTCGTGAGCCGCTGGTACAAAGTCATTTTCAATTTCGTATCCATATCTAACTTCACCTGAACGTTTGTTGTCTACTTTTCTCATAAACACCCACATTTCTCTAGGGCCTTTATAAGTCCAAGTACCTACTTTACCTTCAGTTGTAGTTTGATACAAATATGCGTCTGGCATATCATATGAAAACTGAACTTCAACTTCGTTATTTCTGTTTTGTGCGTCTAATCCGTGTCCCATAATTATATCCTAGTAGTATACCACATAAACAGCACCTTCGGCGCCTGGTGATCCACAACAACATCCACCACCGTATGGTGATCCGTGTACTCCACCTCCACCTGGCCATGATCCAAATTGATCACCTCCACGTGTACAACAACCGTTTGGTCCTATTCTTGGTCCTGATTGTGCCATTGGCGCAACCGGTGTAAATTGTAATCCTCTGTCTCCACAATGCTGTGATCTTTGTGAAGATCCTGTGTAACTTGCTATACCAAAGTCAACGTTATTTGGTTGTGATTGACAGTTGTAACAACTCATGCAACAACCATAACATCCAAAGTAACCATGACAGTGAGTACAGTTAGAACAGTATCCACCACAAGCTACTGCACAGAAACATGATTGTCCTGATGGAGTTCCCATAACAAAACTGTTATGTCCTGCATAGTTATTACCTGCGTATAAACAGCAACCTGATCTACCTGCACAAATTGTGAAAGTATCACCTGCCGCTACTGTTGTTGATTTAATTGCGTAAGAGCCACCATCTCCTGGATAACCCTGCATACAGCAACATCCTCCAGTTCCTGAAGCACCGCCGCCCCACATTTCAAATACTGCAAAACTAGATCCTGACGGAACTGTAAATAAACAACATTTACCGCCGTTGTTGTTACAACAAAATCTTGATGTTGGTGGAACGCCTCTAGCTTGTCTTGGCCACGCTTCGTTATGATCATAACTCCAAGCATAACTTACTGTAAATGCTTGAGGAGCCTTAACACCCGTATCGTAACCTGGTACAAAAGATCTTAAACTTGACATATTTTATACTCCTCTTATCCTACGTCGGATTGATAGTAAACAACTACTAATCCGCCCGCTCCCGGTCCACCACAGTAACAAGTACCGTTGTGAGTGTGTAGTGTACCACCACCTCCTCCTGGGAAGTCAGCTGGTCCATCACTATCACGACCGTGTGTTTTATAACAATTATCTCTTGACATTCTAGCACTTTGTCCACCGTATGGTGCTGATGTCATGTTCTCCCATGATGAACTAGAACACATAGATGTTCCTGCTCCACCACCGTTGAAACCACAAATACTAAAATCTGCTCCTTTTACACAACCACATACGTAGTTAGGACATCCACAATGTCCACCCCATGCAGTTCCAAATCCACAAGTAGCACAACCATATCCGCCACCTGATGAACATAAACAGAAATAACTTCCGTCACAACATCCTGTTGCCGAACAAGCATAACTACCACAACCTGGACAACCCATTACTGGACGACAGCAACCTGCCGACCCTGCACAAAGGGTAAATGCCGCACCTGGTGTAATTTCTCCAATTTTTCTTCCATAGGAACCTGAGCCTCCTGGGAAACCTGCCATACAACAACAGCCTCCGCCACCGTCTCCACCTGCACCCCATGTTTCAAATGCGGCCCATTTAACGTCTGCACTAGCAGTCCATAAACAACAGCAACCTGGGTTACTGTTACGTGTAGTATCCATTGATGTATGATACACATAGATAGTACGCAACGTTAATGCGGTTTCGTTTCCGCCTAATTGAAGTAAAGTTCTTAATGCAGACATTAACTACTCTCCTATTATCCTATTCCTACGCCATCGTCAGCGGGTGGTTCAGCAAATCCTCCAACAACTGGTTCTTCTGGAAACTTAACCATGTGTGGAGCATATTCATCTGATTCACCTTTTTTCCATGTTACAGGAAGGTCTCTTAATTTTTGTCTAAACTCAATCCAAGGATTTTTAATTGCATCTGGGCTATCTGAAGATACTTTTGAATCAGTAGCATCTAATCTATCATTTCTTAACTGAATTAATGTTGCCCAAGTTTGCCAAGGTTGCTTCCAAGTCAATGTCCAATTTCCTGATGCTTCGTCATGTACTGAAAGTGTTCTTTCATATGCGTGATCTGGATATGGTGGCCACGGATTTTGATAGTTTCCATAACCTTCTGGTAGTGCAACTGTAACCTGTGATTGTGTTAAAGTTATTGTGTGTGGTAAAAATATAGCACACATTAAAGTATCAGCACCCGCACAATCTAAAGTAACAACACGTTCACCATCTGGTGCTGTGTCTGTACTTGGATTGTAATGAAAATCTTCATCAGGTGGTTGCTGAGCTTCTGTATTCTTGTTTGTAGCTTCATCTACGAACACGTACAATTTGTCCGGTCCTGTATATGTAGCTGTAGCGGTATCTCCGTTCGAGTTTGTTTGAGCCAAATACTCGTCGGGGATATCATATGTAAATGTTTTTGTAATTTCTGTTGCCATTTTATTCTCTTCCTTTGTATTTAGTCATATGTTTCTTAACTGTATGATACCTTGACCATTCCTCCGGATCCCCAGTGACCCCAACAACACGGTCCACCACATGATGTTCCGTTGAATCCTGCATCTCCTGGATATGGTTGGGCACATCCCCATCCACAACCCGAACACGTCATTGGCTTACCGCAGTAATCCTTGCCGTGTCTTGTCATACCACCTTTTGGTGGCCCACTAACATAATCCCACATTTGGTTGTGACAATAGTGAGTTTGTAGTGGTTGGTTTCTAGAGTGTCCTAATCTAAAGTCACCTTGTGTTCCTCCTGCAATACAAGAACAACCAAAGCAACAGTTGTAGGCATAGTGAGCATGACAGTTTGTTCTTCCTGTACATCCACCTCTAGCACACGTTGTTGAAATACCTGAACCAGTTACAAAACTAGTTGATCCATCGTATCCCAAACAATCTCTTTCGCAACAGTTTCCGTTACCTGCCGCACAAATCGTAAAAGTACATCCAGCGACCACTGAGTGTGATCTAATTGCATAGGATCCGCCTCCCGCATTCTGTGATGACCACATACAGCAACATGACCCGGCTCCTGCCGCGCCTGCTCCCCATAATTCAAATGTTACGTTTTTAATGTTAGCCGGTACTGTCCAGTTACAACAGCATCCACCGTTGTTAATACCTCTATTGTTATTATAAACATAGAAATACTTTGTAGGTACTGAAGCACCTTCTACCTGATCTCCCATCAAAACTCTGAGGTTTGCCATAATTTGTTTCCTCTCTTACGTTCCTGAAATGATCCAACCGTAAGTTGAACCAGTATAAATCATTGTTACAGCAATATTGTTAATGTCTAGCACCAAATCCTCTGTCAAATTCTGTATTTTGCTACCATTTCTGCCCAGTGTTACGTTATTTGTATTAAACGAACCTGTTACATCTACGATTTGGACTACATCATTAACAAGCAAAGTGCTGTTTAGTGGAAGAGTTATTGTAAACGTTCCACCTGATGAGTTAGCAAGAATACGATCATTAACTGTAGCGGAAAAAGTAGTAGAAACGTTACGAATAACACTACTTGCAGTTCCAGTTGTTGATATATATCTTCCCATTTTATCTTCCTTTTATGTATTTATCATTATGCAGTTGATGTTTCAATGCCCATCGCTACTGCACTTACGTTCGCGGCACTACTATATACTACCAGAATTTGCCCTGCCGCCATTGCAATTCCTGATCTTTCTAATACCCCTTTGGGTAAAAGCTCTACGTCATATTCGATGTATTCGCTATTTGCTGGTGACCCAGCACTTGCGACCGCTAATCTAATTGACACAGCCGCGTTACCTCTGTTACATACAGATACAGTAGCAATCGCGAAATTGTTAGCTGGTACTGTGTAAAGAGAAGTATTCGTAGCCGCCGCCAAATCTGCGTGTCCTAGTCTTCCTGTGGCCATATTGTTTCTCCTTTAACTCAATATAAATTGTTGCATCGCTACCGGTGATCCACTTATACCACCAGTAAAGTTCATAGTTGCAGTTATATTTATCGGAACCGCAGTCGTTGTTGTGATTGTGTTTCCGCTAATATGTACTACACCTGCTGTGACTGTATTTACGTTCAATTCTGAAGCACCACCACCAATTTGGGAGGTAATATATGTCTTAATTGCCTTCTGTGTTGGGACAATGCTGTCACTATTTGCTGTAAATGTACCGTCTGTACTAAACTCGTTAATTGTAGCACCCGTACCACCAAGTGCAACGCTACCAAGCTGTAGTTCTTGTAATCCTGAAATACTAAATGCATCAGCATTTAGGGTAGCAATACCAGTTGCCTGTTCAACGTTGAACAATCCACCAACTCTAAAGTTACCATCTTGGTCTGTTGATGTAAAGAACACTCTTCCACCACCACCAACAACTGCTTCATCATTTTGATCTGATGGTATAGTTGGTGTTCCAGGATAATTTGTTGTAGTAAATCCACCTGTACCAATATCTAGGAAGTCATGTCCTGTTAAACGTACCTGTGAATATCTAATTCTCATTTCAACTTTGTCACCATGTACTGGTGATTCGTCAATTGCCACATCTGGCGAAACTTGTAATAATGCCGCATATGGTCCTGAACCTGTTAAGTTTGTTACACTAACAAGTTTGAAAAATTTACTTGGTAAACTTGAGAATACAACGTTTGCTCCAGCTTGTGGTACACTTAACATACCTTCTACCTGTACATATTTTCCTGACTGTTTTGCATCTCTGTAACCAGCACCAAAAGTAACTTTACCACCGGAACTATAAGCTGATCCTGTAGTTAATACTGCTGGGAATAATAAATCTTTATCAATATAAAGTTGTAAAGTATTTGCATCAACAACTTTAACATAATATTCGTTTGAGTTAAGTGTTGTTGTACCACCAACTTCTGTAATTCTAATTTTAGTTCTTTCTAAAATGTTATGTGTTGCAACTGTGATATTAACAACACCTGTTCCACCATTAGTTGGAACTGCACCAAGTCCGTTGTTAATTACTTCTGTAATAATATCAAATAATTCTGCAACTTTAGTTTGTGCCGCCGCTTCACCGTTGTTACTGTTTGTAGTTTGTGAAGTTACTGACTGTAAAGAACTGTAAGAAGTATTATCCATTACATAATCATTAATAATTACTTTTGTTTGTAACAATGACAATACTGTTTGTGTTTGTTGTCCAAGTACTTGAGATTGTGTTCCAATCCAATAAGCCTTAGCCGCTTTAATTGTTTCTCTAGTTCCACCAAATTCAAGATCGTGTAACATAGCATCAATAATTAACCCTGTGTCTCTTTCACACTTAACTTGATCGTAAATAAATCCACCCCAAGTAGTTGATGTTGGGTTATTAGTAACTTGGCTATTAATCCAAGCAACTGTTTCGTCTTTAATATATTCTTTGTTTGCAGTTAACAATACTTTTGCATAAGGATTAGCAGTATAGCTAACACCTGTAATATCTTTTACTGTACCTGCGTCTGTCACTGTAGCACTTAAAGTTGTAAAGCCTGTACCTCTTGAAGTAAATGAAGGTTGAGCTAATACACCGTCTCCAATAAATGTTTCTAATGGAGCATCTGCTGTATTGTTTGGATCTGTAAATGTTACTGTTGGAGCCGCTGTGTAAGATTTACCTGGATGGATAATTCTTACTTCACTAATTTTTCCATCTGCAACTTTGGCTCTACATAATGCAGTTTCTACCGCAGTTGATCCATCGTTTTGTGGAGCAGTTACGTTAACTCTAGGCTCAACACTATAAACTGTTGTGTTGTCTAAAGCACTTTCAATAGCTCTACCACTTACAATCTGATTCCAACCTGCTGTGTTATCTGAATATTTTTTAATTGTCGCAACTTTTGTACCTGCGTTGTATGTGTCAATATAACCATATTGTCCAGCACCCTTACCGCCTGTAATGAATACAGCCATTCCAACATACGCCGCACTTAAGGCTGTATCAGTGTTGGATAAAGTAATCTGTGTTGCTGTACCTGCCTGTGGAGTGTTAGTTGCAAATTTGTAATCAGCACCACCAAATGTTGTGCTATCACCTGTCATTCTAACTTCCATTAAGCCACCAGTATTAATAACTGGAGTTAAACCTGTAACACCATAACCGTCTCCACTTAAACTAAATGCTGTTGTAGATACGTTGTAATCTCTTCCTGCGTTCTGGTATTCTAGTGCAATAATATTATTGTTATCTGTTATAGTTGCACCTATTAGTGCATCAAATGATCTGTTATCAACGAAAGCTTCAATTGGTGTTTCAGTTAAGTCAACACCTTCTGCAACACAACCAAAGTCACCATATGATGAGTTACCATTAGTTCCTCTAATTTTTCCGCCGTTTTCTGAAAGGTATCCAATGTGTCCGTAGTATGAGAACACGGAAACAAGCTCTGCTCTACCTAGGTTAGTTACCCAAGCACCAATACCTTGATCTAAAATTTGTGTAAAGTCGTTAGCAACGATAGAATCGTTACCACCTGCGTGTATATCGCCATCAACTTTCATTCCAATACATTTTGTACCAAAAGTTGTTACGTTTTGTACGTATGGTGAACGTGTTGATATCCAAGCTCTTGTGTCTGCTGGTCCCCAACTTGGGTTAAGTGAAACAAAAGCACCTGCTGTTGGACGTTTAGTTCCATATGAGTTTGCACTACCTAATGTTCCTGTTAATCCTCTAACAGTACAGTTTCTTAAACCAGTACCATTTTCCATGTAGAACATATCTTCTGTAGTTGATCCGTTAATAGCATTTATTAAGTATCTTGCCGCTAGTACGGACATATAGTTTCCATAGTTTTCTAAATCCCAAAGGATTGCGTCTATGTAACGTTTTAAGTCATCTCTACATTTTGCATCGTGAGTAGAACCATAAGTTGCTTCTTTCTCCATATACATTTTTGTATTGTTTGCTTTAATATATTCTTGACCTTCATAAAGTAAAAAGTCTAAGTTAGCATAAATTCTTCCTCTAGCATATACATCACCTGCTCTAGCATTTGTTGTAGTCTGCCCTGTTACCGTAACATCTGAACCTGCACCATTTACACCATAATTAATTTTGTTACTAATATCATCAATTAAATTAGTTGTAGATGTAACTGCTGTTGCATCTCCTACCGGATGGTTTGTATTTTGTGTTTGTGTATTACCTGTGGCAATTTCAGCAACATCAAATGTAAAGTTAGCCGCACCACCGCCACCTAATGCACTATCTTGAATAGTAATAGTGTCGTTAACTGCGTGTCCTGATCCACCTGTTATAATATCTACGTTTGAAACATTACCAGTTGAAGCATCAACAGTAACGTTAAATGTTCCTACTGTACCTGAACCTGCACTTGCACCTGCTACACCTGTATATGTTCCTGCTGTTCTACTTGCATCAGCGGCACCAAATGTATCAACTTTAACCATTGCACCTGCTGGTGTTTTTGTAATTGCATTATTTAAAATTAAATCACTCATGATAGCTTTTAATCTAGTTAATGAAGCCATTGTAAGTGTAGCATCATTGGCTAGTGTAGTACCTGTTGCGTATAATCCAATATCAGTTGAACGTAATTCGTCACCAACAACGGCACAATCCGCTGGAACAATCAACGGAAGTACTTCTGTGTATTGTCCTGTTTTAACAAACAATGTTGTGTTTGGTTTAATTTTAGCATCTAAACCTGTTAAGTTTCCTGCTGTAATAACTTCTGTAATGATTCCAATTAAAGTTGCTATGTGTGTAGTAACACCTGATTCTGGAGTCAATGCTGAAGTGTATTGTGTAACAACATTTGACGCAGAGTTTAGTGCTTGATAGTTAGTTGTAACAGTTAAGTTCTGTACAATTCTTTGCATCATTGTGTTTGCGTAATTAATAACTTCTACTGTATTTGCTTCTTGTCCTGAAACGTAACTAGCACCTGCTGTACTAAAGTATGACTGTGCCATCTCTCTTGAACGTTCGTTACCACCATGTTTCAAATCCCAAATAATTGCATCTGTGATTAATCCAATGTCTCTTTGACATTTTGCATTATCAAAACTAAAGCCATTCCATATACCACTACCACCTGCGTTTGCAATTTGGTAAGCTGGATATTCTTTACCTGCTTCAACTTGTATAAACTGTTTATTTCTAATTAAAATATCTGCTACGATTGGATTTCTTGGACCCATCTTAATTTCACGTAGTCCGTGTCTAATAGTTTTCCAAGGTTTGTCAATAGTAACACCGTATCCTGGTGCCGCATAATCTCCGCCACCTTTACCTACGTAGTAAACTTGATCTACTTGACCAAAGTAACTCCATTCAGGAGCATTACCGGCGTCATTTACTTTTAATACCTGTCCTGCAATACCAATTGGTAATCTAGTTGGACCTGATCCACCGTAGTAAACTAAATCACCAGCAGTTGTTAAGTTGCCTGATTCAGCACCACCTGAAATTAATTTCCATTCGCTACCATCAACATCTTGATCTGGTCTGTTTTGTGCAGAAACTTGATCAGCTGTGTGTGCCGTAACACAAATATATGAGTTAACATTGTTAATACCTCTAACAGCATCACCTACATCATAGTAAGTTCCGTTAGTCCAAGTATTTTTCCAGTTAATACCTTCGTTAAGTTTTTCCCAGTAACTTGCATTTGGTGGTCTGTTACCTGTTGTATCTGCTATAGCAAGATAAGTGTAACCACCAACTCTAACAACATCACCTGTTTTGTATGCTGTGTTGAAAGATAAAGCAACATCGTTAGTTAAACTTTGTGCTGAACTTAATACTAAATTATTTTGATCTGTAACTGTTGTTACTGTAACTACACCTGAAACACCTGTTCCAGTTACAACCATGCCTTGAACAATAGTGCCAACGTTGCCGTCAACTACTAATGCAGTTGAGTTTGAAGTTGTACCGTTAACTGCCGCTGTAGCATTTGCATAGTCACCTTTTAAACTAAATCCTGTTGTAAATAAATCCCAAGTTGCCGCATTGTTATATGGAACAACATTTGTATGATTTGTTTTTGCAATATAAGAGTAACCACCGTAAGTTACAAAGTCACCTGGTTGATAACTTGTTGTACTTGCCCATGAATCTTCAAACTCTAATCCTGGAACAAATTGTGACCAGTTAGTTGTTTGTGTTACTGTTGCAATATTAAAAGTTAAAGAAGCTCCTGTGCCTCCAATAAATCCTGGCGTTACTGTAATTGTATCTGATGCTGAGTGTCCTGAACCACCATTAGTTATTGTAACACTTGCCGCACCTGAACCATCAATTACGATTGTAAATCTTTGTCCTGTACCTGATCCACCACTTGAACCTCCAACGTCTTTGTAAGTTCCTGCTGTTCTTGTTGCATCTGCGGCACTAATTGAATTTACAGTTGCCGCAACTCCTGTTACTGCATTGTCATCTGCTAGGTTAGTTCCACCTGATGTGTGTTCTCTTGTAGCAATCCATAAACCGCCACCATACTTAACAACGTCATTAACTTTATATCTTGTTGCTGTTGCGTGTACTGATTTATATTCAATACCTTTGTGTGCGTAATCCCATTTACTTTGATCAGCTTCAAGTCCTAAACTTACTGTTGCTGATGATAAGTGTCCTTCGTTACAAATATAAAGTTGTCCACCGTAACGTACTGTATCGTTAACTCTGTATTTTGTTGCAACTGTCCAATCTGTTTTCCAGTCTATGCCTTTTGAAAAGACATCCCACTTGGCTTGATCTGCTTCTAGTCCATCTGCGTCTGAGGCAAAAGTTGCACTTGAAGTATGTGCAGTTGTACAAAGATAAACTGTTCCACCATACTTAACTAAATCATTTACTTTATATTGTGTAGCTACTGTCCATATATTTTTCCAATCAAAGCCTTCTGCGAATAAATCCCATTTAGCTTGATCAGTTTCTAGTTTACCAGCACTTCCACCATCAGCTTCTGCTGTGTGAGCCGTGTTGGCAACATATAGATAACCACCATATTTGACAATATCGTTCTGTTTGTAGTAGGTTCCTGCTACCCAGTCACCTTGCCATGATTGACCATCAGCAAATAAATTCCATTTTGTAGCTTCGTCTGTTGTGAATAATGTAGAGGCTGTGTGTCCTACTGCACAATAGTAAGTTCTACCACCGTGTCTGATGATATCGTCTTTATAATATGAGGTAGCCGCCGCCCAAGCGCCTTTCCATACAAATCTAATTCTACCTAGTTTAAACTCAGCCATTGTGTTTTAAATCCTTATTACTGTTATTTATCATTATTGCGTTCCCCCATAACCATTTCCACTATCGTTATAGTAACCATCTGATCCTTCTAGATCATCAAATGAATCCATCATAGCACCCATATCATTGTTAATATTGTTAAATGCCTGTGCAACCATAGTTCCACCTGGCATTTTAGTGGCGTGTAAGGCCACAGGAATGTTAATCGGTAATCCACCTGTGTTTGATAAGTGGTTAATCTGACTAAATTTACAAGTTCCTGCCGTTAGTGCGTTTGCGGCAATGTTGGATCCACCACCTGATATCCTACTTTGGATATATGCGGCAACGGCCCTTTGTGTTGGAACAATACTATTACTGTTAGCAACAAATGTTTGTTCCTTAGAAAATTCTCTAATTACAGCGTTTGTCCCACCAAGTATAAACGCTCCCAATCTTAATTCATCTAGTCCTGCTAGATCAAACTGTGATGCGTTAATTGTAACAATACCTGTACTCTGTTCAACTTTAAATAGTTCACCAACTCTAAAGTTACCATCTTGGTCAGTGGATGCGTAGAATACTCTACCTCCATTGTACTCTTGTGTTTCTTGTGGTTGTTGTGGTTCGTTTACTGAACCGTAACCTTCTGTGTAAAGTAATGGATAGCTAGTTTCTGCAAAGTTTCCTGTACCAATATCTAGGAAGTCATGTCCTGTCAATCTAACCTGACTGTAATTTTGTCTAATAGTTAAACTTTCATTATGCTCTGGAGATTCTTGAATTCCCATTGTTGGTGCAATACTAATTTTTGCTCTAATGTTTGGAGCAGTTCCTGATATAACTGTTGCTGTTCCAATTTTATAAATGATATCTGTGATACTTGGAAATCTTAAGTTATCTCCTGGACTTGGTAATAGTGTTAAGTTGTCAACAATTACTTCGCCACCAGTTTGATACTTGTCAATAAATCCGTTACCTACGATTGTTACTGCATTAAATTTAGTATACAATGCACCTCTGTTTTTAAATATTGGTTGTCCAAGTACTCTATCTTTTATTCTAACTTGAATGTTAGCTTCTTGTGTTTTCTGTGTATCGTGAATATGTATCACAGGTGGGTTAGCTGAGTCATATCCTGATCCAGTTTCTGTCATTACAAATTTTGTAATTCTACCTGTGTCTGTGGTTGCTCTCATTTGTGCTTGAGCACCTGTCTTAATACTGTTAACAGTTGCAGTAGAACTTGAATCTATAACTAAGAACTTAGGTCCTGCACCACCTGTCATTGGATTTACTTTTGGTCTAAACGCACCAGCTGGAGGAGTAATTTGACTTTGTGTTACCCAAACATCGCCACCATCTGAAGTTCTTATATTTCCTGCTGTATCAACTGCACAGAAAACACCATCGCTATAATCTAATCCCCATTCAAGTTCATTAATAATACCTGAACTTGCTACTGGTCTCCAAGTTGCATTGTTGGCACCTTCTGAAGAATTAGTATCACTAATATAAAAAGTTGAAGGTAAACCAAACGTCATTGTAGTTGCTGACGTTCCATCACTAATTGCTGTTGACGGTGTTGCAGGATTAAATGGAAACGAAGCAGTTCCGTTTGGTTTTACTGCCGCTACAAATAATCCATTACCGTATGCAAAGTCTGTTACGTTATAAGTTGTTGGACAAACTCTTGTTGTTGATGTCCAAGTTGTTCCGTTATCAATACTTTCGTAAGCGGTACCGTCTGCTTTAACAGCCATCCATTTACCGTTACCGTATCTAATATGTTTTAGTCCTGTTCCCATACCTGAACTTACATAAGTCCATGATGTTCCGTCTGTCGTTGATTTTGCTAATTCATCTGAATCGTCTGCTATTGCATAGACAGTATGTGATGTAGCACTAAAAGGTCCTTCTGCAATATCAACCCAAGGACGTTGAGTAATATTATAAGCTGTTGAACCCCAGGCTGTACCTGCTGTTGATAAGTTAGCTTTAGTTCCATTACCTAATGCAATAAAGTATTTTAATTTACCTTTACATTTTACCATACACGTTGGTCTTACAAAATCGTTATCAACTATTGCCGCTGACCAACTTGATCCTCCTGCGTCACTGTAAAGTGCTTTGTTGGAATGTGTTGCCGGAAAGGCTACCATAGTAGTTCCAACACCACCAGCAACTGGTTGCCATGTGTCTGTAATATTTGTGTTGTTTGATGCTGTTGCATAAGTTGGTTTTGCAACTTCAATTCTTGGTTCAATTCTATAAGTTGTTGAACCATCTAAACTTGTTTCAATAGCAGTACCTGGAACAATATGATCCCAACCACGTTTACCATCTGATGGTCTAATACAGTTAATTTGTTTAGTAGTTATAAAGTATTCATCTATGATTGCATATTGTCCAACACCTTTACCTTCTTCAATAAAGATTAGCATTGATTCACTTATTGTTCCAACTTGGAATGTTAAGTTTGCCGCTCCAAAGTTACCTAATGCTGAATCTAAGATTGTAATTGTATCTCCAATTCTATGACTGTCACCGCCATTGGTTACTGTAACTGACGCGGCGCCTGTGTTATCAATAACAACAGTAAACGTCATTAGTGATGTAGTTGCAAACGGATTGTTTGAAGTTCCTGTAACACCCGTATAAGTGTAAGGTGCATCTAATGGATTACCTACTCTAGTTGGATCTGCCGCTGAAATATTACTTACTGTAAGTATTGCTCTACCTACATATTTTGCAGGAGTAGTTTCAGCATCTGATTGTGCAATCTTAATATTAAGGTTAGTTCCGCTTTGTGCAGAGTTTCTTATACCTGTTAAGTGTCCTCTACCTCCAGGTAAACTTGAATCACCTGGATCAAGCATTCTTATTTCTGAAATACTTGCGTTACGTTGTTCAATGAAATCGTTATCAACTTCAACACCTGAACCTGAACCTGTAACTGTAAATGTTGCATCATCATAAGCCTCACCTGCGTGTGTGTAACCTAATCCAAAAATCTTATTTGCGTTGTTGTAAACAACTGGTGCTTCTGCATCATAATATCTATTGTTCAATGTACAAGTAATAGGTGTTTCACTTGCAAGTTCTCCTTCTGCAAATGATCCATATTTTCCATATGAGTTGTTACCGTTTGTAGCACGTATCTTACCACCTGCTGTACAATAGTAACCAATGTGACAATAATATGTAAACACTGATACAAGCTCTGACTTACCATCTGCGTTACACCACATACCAATACCATCAGTTATAACCTGTGTAAAGTCATTAGCAACAATTGATTTGTTACCACCATTGTGTAATGCACCGTCAATTTTCATTCCGATACAAGCTGTTCCTATTGTTGTAACGTTTTGTACATAAGTTGATTTGTTTGTAATCCATACACTAGTGTCTGCTGGTCCTGATCCTGGATCAAGTGCCACGTAAGCACCTGTGTTAGGAACCTGTGCACCATAGTTATCAGCACTTCCTAGTACACCACTCATACCTTGTAGTGTCATGTTTCTTATTCCACAACCATTTCTAACTCTAAACATATCAAGAGTTTCATAACCTACTCTAGGTTTAACAGTTGTACTTCTTAATTCATCTCCAACAATAGCAACTCCAGCCGGTACATTAATCGGAGTAATTTCTTCATAAAGTCCTGTGCTAACAAAAATTGTTGCAGGAGCTCTGTTGGCTTCATCTTGTAAAATATATTGTGTTGCATATTTGATTGAGGCAAATGGAGCACTAATTGTTAATCCAAATCCTGCATCGTCTTTTCCACCTGGAGCAACATAATAAACTTTTGCAACTTCTCCAAGTCTTTCCCAAGTACCTGTTCCATTAACAACTTTTAATGCTTGTCCTGGTGAACCAATTGCTAATTTTGTATGGTTACTGCCATCATGTGTTCTAAGGTCACCTCTATATTGTAATACGTTACCTGGCGTACCTCCAATGTATGTGACCCAATAACTGTTTGTTGTATCTAAGTCTGGAGTAACAAGTGATGAATCATCACCTGCGTGTGCTTGTATACATTTATAAGTAGTTCCTTTGTGTGCAACAATATCTCCAAGTACGTATGCTTGACTAGTTAACCACTCTCCTCTGTAATAGATACCAGTGATCAATAACTGCCAGTACATATTAACTGAACCTTCAGTTGATCTAGTTGAACCTGGATCGTAATATCCTCTTGACTCTGGATCTAATGCATCTGGTTGTTGTCCAGTACTATCTCTAACAGCAATATAAACAAAACCTTTATTTCTAACAACGTCACCAGTTCTGTAAGCAGTACCATTATCCCACTCACCTTTCATTTGGTAACCGGTTATCATTAATTCCCAGTCGTATAAACCTTGTAAACTTTCACCTTCGTAGAACACACCAGTAACACTTGGAGGACTAGATGTGTTATTAGTCATTGATACATAAGTGTATCCTCCGTATATTACAATGTCACCTGGTTGGTAAACTGCCGCACTATTCCAAACAGCTTCATAACCTAATCCAGGACACCATATGTCAAATTTTGCTTCGTCGAAACTTGCTAATGAACTGTGAGCAGTTTTACATTTCCATAATGTAGGACCATATTTTACAATATCTCCAACTTTATATCTAATACCTGACGAGTCTAAATTACCTTGCCACTCACCTTTGTAAACTATACCTTCAAGTACGGTATCCCATTTAGCTGAATCTTGTTCTAATCCTAATATAGTTGTTGTTGCTGAAGTATGTCCTGTGTTACATCTGTAAAGTGTTGCTCCATATCTTACAAGATCATCTTTTACATATCTTGTACTTACTGTCCAATTAGATTTCCAATCGTCACTTCTTGCAACGATGTCCCATCTTGATTGATCTTGTTCTAGTCCTGCTACTGTAGTTGATGAAGTATGTTCTTCTAAACACTGATATAAAATTCCACCATACTTAACTAAATCATCTACTCTGTATCTTGTTGCAGGTGTCCAATCTATTCTCCAGTTAGGAGTTTTTGCATAGGCTTGTAACTTACCTAAGTCAGCTGAGATACCTGTTGTTGCGTTTGAGTTTGAAAGATGTTCTTCTAATACCCTATAAATTACACCATTGTATTTGAACAAATCATTTACAGCATATCTTACGTTAACTTGCCAGTTGTTTTTCCAAGCATAACCTTCTGCGTTTAATAACCACTTACCTGGGGTTGCAGTTAAGTCTGTTTTAAAACTTGTTTGATCGGAAACGTGTCCAACCATACAGATGTAAGTGTTACCACCATTACGAACAATATCATCTTTGATATATGTTGCACCTGGTAACCAAACATTTTTCCAGTTATAACGTATTCTTGCTAAATTAAATTGTGCCATTACCCTGCGTATCCTGTTGCGTTCTGACCAAATTCTAAATGATCACTTGAAAGACCGTTGTCATATTCGTATTTTGTATTGACTCTTAAAACAAGTTCGCCTTCACTGTTTACATAATAGTAAATGTTTTTATCGTCCCAACGCATTTGTTCGTAAAGTAAGTTATCAAAAACTAATACATGGTTTGGATTTCTTCCCTCAAAGAAGTCCTCACCTGATTGAAACTCTGTATAGTTACCATCAGTACCACCTGGTCTGTTAATTTGTGCTGAATCTGTTGGAGATGCCATGTCTACTTTTTGAATAAACATTTGTCCATCATCATCTCTACGTAATGCGTAGAAATAACGTTCGTCTGTATCACCTTGTAATGGTGCTTGTCCTACGTAATTAAAACTCATTATACGATCTCCACATAACTTAGAATTACATCTACAGCATCATTTTGATCTGCTGTGATAATAACTCCATTTGTTGCCGGCAAGACTAATTTCTCGCCTCCATTGATTGCTCTTAAACTGGCGTTCGGGGCTATCATAACGTCTTTAACATAATATCCCGTTACACTAGTTTCGTCTTTGACTTGAATACTAACTCTAGTATTACCATCTAATAAGTTTGCAATCGATAAACCAATAGCAGTAACCTTGGAGCCTACAGGAACAGATAGTATTTCTACTGGTACTACTCCTACTTGCTTTACTACTTTATTTTTAAAAAACGTTGCCATGCTTTATCCTAAACTTAATACTAATTCTAATGCGATGTTTTGTGCATCTGTTTGAGAAACTGCTCCAGAACTACCTGCAACTGTGTCCCATACTGTTCCATCATATATTTCTAGTCTTCCATCTGTTGTGTTCCAACGTGTCATTCCTAAAATAGGACTTGCGTGACGTTGGGCACCTGTACCAGCTGGAACTATAAATGCATCTGTACCTTCAATTTTAAAGAATCCAGTACCTGGATCTAACACACTTGTAGCACCGCTACTAGTGTTATTTATAGTACTTCCGCTGATATTAAAATTATCTATTTGTACACCGCCTGTGCCGTTTGGTGTTAAATTAAGGTCTGTATTTGCAGTAGTTGTACTAATAGTGTTGCCGTCAATTTGTATGCTATCTACGTTAATCTTAGCAACATTAAATTCTGTTTCTGTAATATTTGCAATTAAGTTACCATTAGAGTAAAATCTAATAGTGTTATCATTTGCACCAGGTGTTAATTCTGCTGTAATATAAGTGTCAGCATCTAAATCATACACACCTGTTAGTACAATCCAGTTACCATCATAACCTTCAAACTTTGAAGTAGTGGTGTTGTAACGTATCATTCCTGTTGCTGGTACACTTGGTCTTTGAGCTGTAGTACCTGCAGGTATTCTAACCGAGCCCGTAGCATTTACATTAACAACACCACTACCTGGATTGAATACCATGTCTGAAGTAGCTGTTTCTAATCTGTTATTCTTCATTAAGAAGTCATCTACAATAATGTAACCTGACCCGTTTGTTCTTAATTCTAAGTCTGCATTTGAAACTGTATTTTGAATTATGTTATTATCAATTACTATGTCGTCTATGTAGGCCGCTGATGAGTGTATGCTATTCCATTTTTTACTTGGAGTACCTAAATTATATGTTGCAGTTGCATCTGGTTTTAGATCTGATGTAATACCTGCTGTGATACTAATTGTATCAGTAGCTTCGTCACCTATCTGTACGTTACCTGAAATTGTAATGTCACCATCAGCAACTAAATTTCCTGTAATATCTATATTACCTGTAACTGCTAAATTTCCTTGTACGTCAACCTTACCCGAACCATGTGGAAGTATTTCAATGTCTGAGTTTGAAACTGTGCTTGAAATTACGTTTGTGTCAAATCTTAAATCGTCAATATCAAGAGTTTTTAATGCTGTAACTTTGTCTGATCCTACAGTAGTTAAGTTTAATGTATTTGAAACTGTAGTAATTGTATTACCACTTACTCTAACATCACCTATATATGATGTTCCTGTAGTAATTAAATCTGTTGATCTTGTTGTTCCGTTGACGTCTAAATCGTATTGAGGAGATGCAGTCTTAACACCTATTCTACTGTTATTAACATCCAGATAAAGAAGGTCGGTTTCAAATGCTAAATCTACGCCATTACGCAGAAGATTTGCCTTTAAAAGCGGACCCGATATACGACCTACAGCCACTTGTTTCTCCTAATACGGGGATCTTGTCCCTCTAACCTAATTACATTGCCGGTTAACCACAGTATGTCCCATAAAACGTCTTCGGGCTTCTCTCCCTCAGATGGTCTTGCTTTATGTTATATGTATTTATACGTTTTGGATATTAACCCAGTGCTAAGGTATAGATATTAACTAGTTCTTCCATATACTCAACTGTTACAGAATCACCAGCACCAGATACGTTAGCCCACTGCGTACCGTCCCAAGTTTCTAGGTATTTTAGTACAGTATTATATCTGGTTGCACCTAATTGTCCAATGGGTCTATCAGCAACTGAACCTGCTGGTATAACAAATCCACCAGTACCACCAAATTGAACAACTCCTCCGTTGCCTAATCCTAGTGTTGTCATGGTCATGTCCCCTGAACCTGTATTTGTAATAGTACTTCCGTTAATTTTTAAGTCACCTATGTTAACTGTTCCTGTACCGTTGGCTGTAAGATTGATGTTTGCGTTTGTTGAAGCACTTGTAATATTTGCATTATCAATAGTAATATTATCCTGAGAAATTAGTTTATTTGTTACTAATCCATCTGATGTAAGTGTAGTATTTGTAGCATTATTTGTAACAAAACTAAAAGTATTGTCGTTATTTGCTAGTACATAAGTTTGTCTATCTTCACTCCATATACCTCTCAAAGGAGTATATGCAGTTGAAAACAATTCAAAGAAATTAGTTGTAGTATTGTATCTTACATCTCTATATGAGCTAGGTCTTTGTGCTTCTGTACCAGCCGGAACTCTCATAGCACCTTGTACCGTGATGCTTATATCTTCTCCACCTGGCTTAAATTCTATATCGTTAGAACCTGTAGATGATAATACATTTGCACTAAAACGCAAATCCTCAACTACAATAGCACCAGTACCTGATGGTCTAATGTAAAAGTTATTGTTAAATGTTTTTGTAGTTATAACATTAGTATCAATGTTTATATCACCAATGTCTGCCATGCCACTGTTTATATCGTTCCACTTTTTAGTAGCACTACCTAAGTTTAATAAATCTGTTGTTGCTCTTGGAACTAAATCTTGTGTAAATTTTACAAAGTCAAAATCAACTGTATCAGTTTCTTGGTTACCTAAGTCAAAGTTTCCGCCAACTGTTACATTACCTGGAATAGTAACATTACCAGTTGCTGTTGCGTTACCTGTAACTTTTGTATTTTTTAAGAAATGTGTCTTACCACTTTGGTTAGGATCAAAAACAATATCATCGTTGTTTTGAAATGTTTTTATGTCGTTGCCGTTTACTTCTAGATTTCTTACACCGGTAGTTTGTAATCTGTCAATTTTAATATTTTCAACAGCATTTAAGATGATATCACCTGTTATGGATCTAACACCTGTTGTACTAAATTCTAAATTACCACCTGTTAGTCTTGTGGCATAAACAGTAGGAGCATTAATTTGACCGTTAACATTAAGTTCAGCATTAGGACTATCAGTTCTAACACCCACTCTGCCATTTAAAGCACCGATGTATAATAGATCAGTTTCGAACGCAAGATTACTGAGCGTTCTCTTTAAATTAGCCGCTAATAATGGTCCTGAAATTCTAGCTATTGCCATGTTGTACTCCTATACTATATTTATCGGAATACTATGTCCAAGGACGGCCAGCTTTTAATGTTCCTGTTGTGATTTCTTTTTTCTTTGATGTATCGTTATTACCTGCTTGATACATAGTAGGCATTAAGCCCTTTTTAAGTGTAGCTCTTTTGCCTGTAGCCGCACGTTTTTCAGCCGCAAGTTTTAACTTTTGCTCTTGGCGTTGTCTTTTAAATTCTAAGTGTGATATACCGTTATCGGACATTACTTGTCAAAGTTGTGTAGAACTGTGACTGGTTTTCCTGTAGGTACTGCTGTACCAAATACTACATACCAACCTGCCGCATAACCACTTGGGTTTTGTTCTAGAGTATAGTTTGTTGTTGGAAGTTGAAATACGTTTTCAACTAATACGATTAAATTTTGTGCCGCCGCTGGTGCAGGGTTATAAGAGTCTCCATTGTTTAATGGACCAAATTTAGTTTCAACATCGTTACCGTTGCCTAAACTTTGCATAACAATACTTGCTGGCTCAAATCTTCTAATAGGTGCCCAACTACCTGCTTGATAATTTTCAAACACATTAGTTGTTGTGTTATATCTCATATGGCCGTTTACAGGACTAGTAAGTTTTTGTGCTGTTGTTCCTGTAGGAACTAACATCATATCCGTACTATCTAAGACAACTTGTCCGTTGATATCTCTGCGGATATCTTTGTTTCCATAGATCCCACGAGCATTAGTTGATTGTCTTCTTAGATATCTCATCTATTATACCTCTAAGTAACTTACAGTTATACTCAAGTTCAACGGTGCTTGTGATAATACAGTTACTTTATCACCAGCTTCTAACACTACTTTTTCAGTATCAAATGTAAATGTTTCTCCACCTGGTACTGGCATTTCTTTTACTACCATGTTAGTGTTGGACTTTGCTTGTCCACTTTTTACAAAGTGTAAATCAAATGATGTATCATTAGTTCCGCCGGAATTGAAACCTGCATGGTTACAAACCATAACAGTTGTAATTGCATAAGATGTACTTGCAGGTACCGTTAGTACTACTGTATCTGTGTTTCCTATTGCCGCTTGTGCTATTGCCATTTTCTATCCTTAAAAGATCATGCTTAAAAGCAATGATCTATTTTTACTAATTAGTTCGTCTCTTACATTACTACTATTTACATAATATAAGCCTGTTTTACCTACACCTTGACTCTTTGCATAAATCTTTAAACCATCTGTTGGTTGTGCAGGATCTACACCAGCGTCATCTGGACTAGGTGTTGTTAAAATTTGTAGTTGATCGTCAATAACTACTGAACCTGTACCTGGTGCTGATAAAACAAGATCTGCACTACTTACAGTAGTTTCAATTTTTGAACCTGTAATTCTTAGGTCATGTAGTTCACTTCTGTTATCGTAAAAGTTTACGTGATTATTTCCATCAACTGTAATTGCCGCTACACTTGGATTACTTGTAGTTTCAAAGTCAGCTACAACTACCTGTGTAAAACTTGAACTTCCATCTCTAATCTTTTGGAAGTCTGCCGCGGCAACCTGTGCCGCAATTTGCACGTCAACATATTTTTTATTTGGTATGTCATCGTCATCAGTAATTTGATTTTCGTATTGGTTAGTTCCACTTACACTAATAACACCTGTTCCAGTGTTAATTAAAAATAAGTCTCCACCTCCTGTTGCAATACTTCTAACTTCTAATCCAATGTTACTACCATTGGTATCTCTTAGTTTAAATCCACCTGTTTTTACTGTGTTGGTAACAGGATCATTCCATGTTACACTTTCATCAAAAACAATTTGTGTATCAACTAAACTACCTCTGTCAACCTGGATACCAGCAGTACCAAGTGTTACACCTGCACCCTGTTCTCCTGCGTTAACTTGAATGATGTTATCTTTTAAATTTAAATCTGTTGCATCAACTTGAGTTGTAGTACCTTTAACGACAAGGTTACCGGTCATATAAACTTGACCTATCTGAGTACCAGTATCAAGGAAGATGGTTCCTGCATCTCCTGTCTTGATTCTGTAATCTCCGTCTACTACTAAATTTTTTGCCATTGTGTTTTCCTTGAACTATTGTGGGGAACAAGTCCCCACAACATTAATTCAATTACGATGCCTGTGCGTCAACAACAATGCCGCCAGCTTCAGCCGCCGCTTTAGTTGCCACTCCAGCACTACCGTATGCAGTAAAGCCACTACCGTCAACACCTGATAATTCAAATGTGTTAGTTGCTTTGTTTGCCACTGTATATGCAGTTTCAGTGTTAAGCTCAACCATTCCAACTACGCCACGGATAGATACTTTATCTCCGTTGCTGAAGCCGTGTCCTGTTGCTGTAATAACAACTGGATCTGCCGCTGTAGCACCTGAAATAACTTTCTCAACTGCCGTAGATGCACCTGCAGAGTTTCTAGCCCATTTATGTCTAGTTGCTCCTTCAAGTTGCATTTTTCTGTTGAACATTTTAGTTACTTGTTTTGTAACACCATCACTGTCTGTAACGTTGATACAAAATTCACTAGCACCTAAACCACCGATTGACTTGTTAACAAGTGTACATACTTCAGTTTTACTTCCGTCTGTAACAGTAAATTTATTTGCTGATCTTTGATTCACAATGTGTGACTCAGTAGTAATTTCTCCACCTGCCGCGAATTTAACCGCAGTTACTTGGATTTTACCTGCTCCATCACCAATGTGTTTTTTATTAATTGGTCTTCCCATTTTGTTTCTCCTTTGACGTTCTAGGTCTACGCGGATGGTATTCCGCATAAGTCCGCCGCTGTATGGCGACTCGCTCTATAGACACAAGTATTTATCAAAGTTTTGGGAATGGGGAAAGAAAGTATAAGCAAAATAGGTAGGACTTGGGTACACCTACAAGCACGGACCGAAATACCATTTCTAAACCGTACAACCGATCCCCGCGGGTTAGTGCGATGTGAGCCTGCGTATTTCTACTACAAACCCTGGGTACCACCCCTGGACCGTCAAGTTCGACTCTTTTGGTAGGAGCCTCTTCCTTGCACTATAATTAGTAGTTAATTACTCTACTAATGCTTATGTTACTAATATAGCACCTCTAGTTACAAAAAGCAACCAGAAAATGCAAAAAGGTTTACCAAAATAGAAAGAATATCCATAAAAAAAGAAAGGCCCCGAAGGGCCTTTCTAATACTTTGTTACATTAAGTAACTAACCCTATGGATTAGCTAAATGTTACGTTCGCAATAGTAACTGTACCTAAGTAGTCTGCCGCATTACCAAGAGATGATGCTGTGTTGTTTAACTCAACATAACCGTATCTTGTCATAAAGCTAACTACTGGCTCAAAGCTAGACGGATCTAGTACTACGCCACTTGACATTAAAGGAATGTAAGGGCAGTAGAACGCAGGTGCGTCTGATTCACTTGAACCTTTGTAACCTACAAGAATTGCAGTTGCATCAGTGGCATATGAATCTACATATACTTTCATAGCTGAATTCAATGTTCCAACCATTTTAGTATTTGTAGGAGCCTCAAATGCACCTTCAGTTGTTCTTGCGAACGCTGAAGTTGTTGCACTTTGTAGGATAGTTAATGCGTGTGGTGAAACCACAGCATAGTTACCAGCACCACGTCTAGTTCTCTGTGCGATATTGTTAGCAACACGGTTGATCATCACAGCCAAAGCCGCGTGTTCATCACCTACGAATGTTGCAGTACCGCTTACAGCGTTCTGGTCGTATGCTTGTTGGTTTTGCGTACCAGCTAAAGCTCTCAAAGAAGCTAATACTTCTTGATCGATCTCAGCAGTAATTTCTTGGGCTAATGCCGCCATAATTTCTGCTTCAATATCGATGCCTTGCTGTGCTTGAGCATCTTGTGCCGCTTCAAAAGTCCATCTAGCTGATAGCTTTCTAGTTTTTGCTTCGACAGTTTGCTTTAAGATCTGGATAGACATTCTCTTTCCAGCTTGACCTTCTAGAGCCGCTGTAGCAGATCCTTTAGGTGTTGCATCAGTGGCGTTACCTGAGTATGCCGCCGCGATCTTAAATGGTGATAATGCTTCTTCACCAACTTCGTTACCATCTGACGAATCAGCGTAACGTACTCTTAATGTGTGGATTTGACCCACTGGACCTGTCATAGGCTGTACACCAACTAATTCGTTGGCTATTACAGTCGGCATGACACGTCTGATTACTGGTAGGATAACTCTGTTTAGAGTTGCAACATTACCGGCGCTTGTAGAACCAGCTGTAGCAGTCTCATTCAACCACTTGCGTGTGTTTTCAAGAGTACTTGCCATTACAGCTTTCTTATTACCATTTAGGCCTTCTAAAAGTGCAGTTTTGGTATCCTGCCAGCGACTTTCTAGTAGTTCTGACATTGTTTTCTCCTTATTTCAATCCAGCAAGTTTTTGAATATGAATAATATTATTATTCTCTTCTTGACTTACTCTACTAACGTTAGATTCTTTATTGCCTGTGATTTCTTTTGCCTCGGACTCTGTAAGAGTAGCCTTCTTCTTCGCTGGAGTTTTACCGTCTATTACCGCCGGAATATACTTGTCAAACGCACTTTGCAGTTTGCTTGTCTGTATATTTTCCAGTAAGTCTACCATAATCTCACGCTGGTCCTTGCTCAAAGGTCCAGTTAATTCGTGCATTACTTCTTTACGTTTAGCCGCATCAGAAATTTTTCCAATCTCTGCGTCTTTACTCTCGACGATTTTCTTAACTTCTTCGACTTCTGCTTTAGCTTCTGCAACTGCTTTGTCTTTAACATTAACTACTTTTAATAGTTTAGCTGTTTCGGACTTTTCGTTTAAGTAGCTATTTGCATACTCGCCTGCAAATGTTTCGAAAATTTTGCGACCAAAATCATTTTTACGTGCTGAATCAATATCTTCTTTAAGTTGAGTAATTTCACTTGAAAGTTTTTTACTAACTCCTTCAGATACAATTTTTGCACTTTTCTCAACAAAAGACTTACGTACTTTTGCTAAATGTGTTTTAGCTTCTCTAACTAGTTTAACTTTAGTTTCAGCTAAATCTTTCTTGTCTTCGTGGAACTCTGCAATTTCTTTAGCAAGAGCTTCTACAACAAAGTCCTCTAACTTGCCAAATTTACTTGACATAGTTTTTTGGTCTTCATGTAACTCACCCACTTCCTTCTTAAGCTGTTCAAATACAAAACCTTTTAACAAACCTGCGTTTTCACGCATAGCTACAGCATACTTGGCTCTAGCTTCTGCTAATTGTTTTCTATCTTCAGCAAATTCGGAAATTTCTTCTTGAAGTTTTTCAGTTACCATTGTATCAATTGCTTCAACCATAGTAGCTTTATCGTGTTCGTATTTACTAGCGAACTCTTCACGAAGTTCCGCAGTGACAGCCAGTTTGTTTTCACTTACTTGCTTGTCCCATGCTTCTTGGATGTCTGCTCTGATTTCTTCTGAAATTGCGTTGTTTTCAAAAAGTGATTTCAGTGCTTCCAACATATTTTTCTCCTTATTACTGGAGGCCTTTGATTATATTAACCAAAGATTCCTTCAAATACTTTTGTGCCTTGTTGTCGCCTCGAACTTCTCGTGCTAATTCTAGTGCCTTGTACCCCCCACGGGCATTTAATAAATGCTCGTATATTGGTGTCGGGTAGGCACCTGGAGCACTGGGTTGAGCAACTACATCGACTGTTATAATCTCATAATCGCTTACTTGTCCGGAACCATCTTCCATGACGTTTCCGCTACCACGCGATGAAACACCTAGTTTAACTCCGCTTTCCAGCATTGTTTTAACTAGTTGTCCCATTGGCGTAGGTAATACTTTAAGTTTCCCGTAACCGTTTGGTCCGTCCATCCACATTTCTGTAATCATGTGCGAAACTCGGTCTAAGTTTATGTTAAGTCCTTCTGGATGATCAACTTCGCCGAGAACTGAATATCCTCCCGTAATCTGATCGTTAAGAGTGTTGACAGCTCTACCTATCTCGGTAACAGGGTAAACTCGCTGGTTAGCGTTTTTTACTCCGCCTTGGATACAAATTCCCTTTAAAAAAAGGTCCTTTCCACCCTTGTCGTTTTCAGTAGTCTCAATGACCATTTTAGCTTGGTCGAATGTCAAATTCTCTCTTAAGTTTATCACCTAGTTCTCCTTAACAACAACTATTAGGAACCGATAGTAGATTTACTATCTGCTCCACTTTCGCCTGCGCCTTTTTTCTCTGCGCCGTGGCCTTTTGAGTCTTTCGACATACTCTTACTTGCTTTTCCACCTGGAACGTTTACGTTACCAGCTGAATCTTCTTTTGGAGCCTGTGCTTTTCCACCAGTTTCTTCGCCACCTTGTGCGATGTTACTAGCTTCTCCGCCCATGTCGTTTTTACCAGCTACTGGTGATTTAGTACCGTCTGTTCCAGCATCACCCATTTTAGGTGCTACTTTTGAAACGTACTCTCTCATTAGCTCTGCACTTGATTGTACTGGTTTTTCAGCATTTTCAAACGCAACTGGTTGCTCAAGGTCGGATTCCGGAGCAATTACTACTGCTTCGTCTTCCTTCTCTTCATCACCTTCGTCGTCTCCAGCGTCCATGTCCATTTCCATGTCATCTTCGCCTTTGTCTTCGTCACCGTCTTTGTCGGACATCATTCCGTCAAATTCAGCTTTAAGATCATCAAGAGCATCTTCTAGGTCAACAACTCTGTCTTCTAAGTCTTCGTCGTCGCCTTTATCTTCTTCACCTTCGCCATCATCTTCGATGTCAGCAATCATGTCATCAGCGGCATCGCCACCCATTTCATCATCACCTTCTGGTGTAATTTGGTCTGCAAAGTTTTCTTCAACGTCTTTTTCTTCAGTAGCTTCGTCAGTTTTTTCGTCTTCGTCAGTAGCTTCTTTAACGTCTTCGTCTTTGTCAGCGTCAGCTTTTTCTTCAACTTTGTCTTCTGCATCGTCTTCTTTTGATGCTTCTTCAACTTTGTCTTCGTCTTTAGCTTCTTCTTTTTCTTCTACTTTTTCGTCTTTAGCATCGTCTTTAGCGGCTTCATCCACTTCAACTTCTGCTGTATCAGTCTCAAGTAAGTCTTCGTATATTGAACGAGATTTCTCAACAACTATTTCGTGAAATAGCTCTTCAGCTCCCGCTTTGTCTTCTGCGATTAACTTTTCAAGCATCGCTTCAAATTTAGATTGGTTTGCCATTTTTCTCTCCTATTGTTTAGATATGGTAAGGCTGTCAATTGTATTTATGGATTTTGAAGAAAAGTACGTAGATATAGGCTTAAATGCGCCGGTTTTACATTAAGATTGTAAAATCTTAAAGTTTTCTGTGAATTCTGCCGTTGTCATGTGTGAAAAGTTCACTAATTGCACTAAATTGTCCGGACAGTAATCCTCTTTGTTCTGTACTACTCTTATATATCTCTTTTGAGGATTTTTCTGACAAACGATACCAACCTGTCTGGCCCAATTACCGTGGTATGTAGCAGGGTCATTAGATTTTTTATAATTTTCTGTGTCTGCGTATATGTTATTAAGTGATCCGCCTTCACCCTTTACGTTTTCTGCATCAGTGCCCATGAAGTCAAACCCTAGCAAATACATAGTATCATTCTGATGTGCTTGTGGGTTTTTAGGATCTCCGTATGTGGCTAACCATAATGCTGTAGGTCCACTACTCCAACCCAATGGCTCGTCAAAGAAGTTAAAAAGATTCATTTCCTTGTATATCTTATTAGGATTAGTCCATACTTCGTTGTTGTATTGCCACTTATGTCTATTGATCTCTTGTATCATCTTAGTATCAACAGCTACCAGATAGTCTGGTTCAAAGTGTCTATACACAGCATTACAGGCATATATCTTACCGTGTGGCTTTAATGCTTCTAATGGGATTGGGTTTCTTGATTTTCCATTACCTATTATAAAGGCTGTGGACATTTAACTTCCTCGTAAAATTTAAACTGCTTCTTCGGCGTTAGCGGCTAAACCGTACATCTGACGAACAAAGTGCAATTCTTTTTGTTGCTCTTCTTTATGTAGTTCAGATGCTTTACGAATTTTGTTAATTTGGCGTAGAGTTAATCTTGTTTTACGTGTATCATCTTTTGAGACAATAGAATCGTCATAACTTGGATCGTAACCTTTATTTTCAGTAGGCTCCAAAGTTTCTTTATCAAAATAAAATAGTTCACGTAGTATCATGCTAGTATTTATGCTGGAGGTGGTGGTGTTCCGCCGCCAGGTGCTCCTCCGCCCGTTGTTGTATCTACTGGAGGTGCTGTTCCTCCGTCTACTGGTGCAGGCTCATCTCCTGCCGCAACATCTTCTCCTGCTCCGTCACCGGCCATGTCTGCTGACATACCTGCACTTGAAATTCCTGCTCCTCTTAACTCACCTGCTGAATCTGTTGGCACTGGAGTAATATTTTCATCATTCTCTTCACGCCATAGTCTTTCGTTTTCTGCAAGTTCCTCTTCTGTCATTCCTAAGAAACGTTTAAGTGCAAATCTATTACTAATGTAAGGTATAGCACTCATTTGTGTATAAGTTGGTACTCTTGCATTATCAATTTCACTTTGTCTGTAACTTGCAAAGTTTTGTGGTGGTTGGAATCTTAAATCAAACATAGCAGTATCAATGTTGATACCTTTTTCTAGCAAGTAACGTTTAAACTCTTGGCTAAACTGTTCTATAACTAGGTTTTGTAATCTTTCACAATATGTATTAAATCTTAGTTCTTGAATGTATGCAGTACCTACTCTACCATCTTGAAACTGTGTTGCTCCATCGTCTGGTCCTGTTGGTAAGTATGAACTTGGAATACGTAATCCTCTAACAAGTTTGTTAGTAAAGTATTTAAGATCATCAATCTCACCTAAGTTAGTACCACCTGGTAATGTTTCAACTTTAGAGCCACGCCCTTCAGCAGTCTGTGGAAAGAAGTAGTCTTCGTTGATTGATAATGGATTGTATGCACTATCAATAACGTTTTGTCCGCCACCTGTTGCACTAGGAATACGTCTTTGGTGAATGTCTGTTTTTACACGTTCAACAAATTGCATAGCCAAGTGCGATGGCATATTACCTACATCTACATAAAACACTCTACGTTCAGGCGCTCTTTGTACTCTGTATATTATAATTGCATCTTCAAGTAATTCTTTTTGTTTGTAAACTTTAAAAATACTTTCAAGCAATGAATTACCAAATGGAAAGTTTCCATCAAGTCCTTCACTTAAACTTAAATGTACCATGTTCTCTGCATCAACGGCAATTTCCATTGCGTCTTTTTGAAAACGCCCACCGCTCATTGATTGATTAGGTGCACCTACTTGTCCACGAACTGAACCTGTTAAGTATCCGTCACCGCCACCTGTAACGTTTCCGTTAGTTTGATGTGGTGTAGTTGCTACTGCATCTTTAAAGTTTAAATTTACATTTTTAACAATGTATTGTTCTGGTGTTTTACCTTGTGATTCATTTACAATGATACGTGAAACGTTTGCTGGATCAACATGGAACCAACGTTTAGTTTCAGGATCTCTAATGAAAAAGGCATCACCATATTTAAAAATGTTACGTAATATACGAAACATCTTAGTTTCAAAATTCTGTATCTTACACCATTGTTGTAAGTATAGTTTTAAAGTTTGTACTTCTGTGTTTGTTGCATCTTGCTTGTAATCAATAATAAAAGGTGATTGATTGTTTTTATTTTTTTGACTTGTAAATTCTGCAAGAATATCTAGTGCGGCATTTACTTCTGAATCTAAATCCATTGTGTTGTATTGTCCATAACGTTCAACACGATTTGGACTACCTACATACACATCTGGTAGATAAGAAGAATAATTAGCTTGAGCAGGACCCATTCCATTATTACCCGGACCACCCAAAGGTGAGTAACTTCCAGAACCGCCTTGTTCTGTATCTACGGGGTTAAAATATCTTTTCCAACTCATTTATTATCCTTATACGAGGTTGTCTGCTACTGTTTGACCGCTTCTTGATTGTTTTCTTAGTTCAACGAGCATCATCTGTACACTACTATTTAACTGATCTAACTTATCTGCGGCACCCTTCTGGCCTTCACCAAAACTTGTGAAGTTGCTAACAAGGTTTGCTTTAGCATCTGCATCCATTTTACTATATTGAGTTTGGTAATCACCTAATTGTTTTGTTAGTTCTGTAAGAGATTTTGATACACTTTTTAAATTGGCTCCATCCATTGCTTCTAAGAAGTTAGCAATACCTTGTAATCCATCACCAATTGCTTGTAGTCCTGCGGCATCTACATCAGCAAATAGTTTTACGTCTTCTGCCAAGTCTGCTATTCCGCCCGAACTTCCTCCAAATAAACTTCCTAATGCTTTACCAATACTATCTAGTACACCATCTCCTGTAAATGCACTCATACCTTTGTGTAAACTTGTTAATGCAGGTCCAACTGCGTGTAAGTTAGCAGGATCAAGATCTTCAAACGCCTTAACGCCTCTTGCTAAAGAACCAAGTGCATCTTTACCTACAAAGTTTGCAACTATACCACCTGCGGCAAGGGCCGCGATTGGTCCTGTAATTTCTTTTAATCCACCTCCAACAAGTGCAAGTTTGGCTCCGTCCATGTCTTCAAACTTTTTAACACCATCAGCAAGGTTACCAACAGAGTTGAATATACTGTCTATCAATAAGGATATACCAGCACCAGCGGCTCCAATACCAGCCATTGCTACACCAAGTGCTAAGAATCCTGGTGCCGCAAGTCCTAGTGGTATTGCTAGTTTACCTATTGCTAATCCTAGTCCTAAGAATAATACTCCCATGGCAACTCCGCCTATGAGTAAGTATTTTCCTACACTTTTTAATCCGTCAACTATAGGACTTAATAATCCACTTGAACCTTCTGTGCCTTTTTCTGTTGTTCTTCCTCTTTGGTCTTTTTTGTCTGGTGTTCCTGCTGTACCAAACAACATACCACCAATTGCCTTTTTAAGTGGTTCCCAAATGTATTCTTTAATCATTGCTCCAAACGACATATTCTTCATACCATCTGTAAATTTTGTAATAGTATCAGAAATCCATTTCATGGCACCATCAAATGCTACCATTCCTGGGGCACCTGGTGCAAACAGTTTTGTAAATGTGTCAGCAACACCTTCAAATACTATAGTTAACTTATCAAATATTCCGCTATCTATTAATGCGTTTACAATTTTGTTTCTAATGTTTTGAATCTTACCTTCAAACTCTGTTAATCCTCTACCTGCCGCCTTGGCCGCATCTCGTTGTTGTTTTACAGCTTCTGGCAGATCTCCAGCTATCTCACCTGCCTTGACCAAGTCAAGTGTACTAGCATAAATGTTGTTACCTTGAGCTGTAACAGTTGATATCATTGCCCCGTTGGCTTTTACAAATTCTTGTTGTTTTGCTTGAGCTCTTTTAACAGTAGCAACAAATTCTTCGTTGGTTATTCCACCTTCTTTCAACTTACGAGCCGCTTCACCTATCTCTGGCATAGTTGCTACTAAACCTTTTGAGTATTCACTTAACGGAGCACCACCTGTTGCAATTAATTCTGTAATACCTTCTTTAAACTCTGGACCAACGTTGCCCATCATTGCCAATGAATTGTCAACTACTTTTCTAGTTTCGTCTGACATTGTTGCAAACAATGCCTGTAGTCTCTTATCATTAGCTTGTTCTCTTAAAGCCGCGGCCGCTTCTTTTCTTGACATACCTGTAACTTTAGCAAGTTGATCAAGTTGCATAATATAATCTTTTGTTCCTGCCGCCAGTGCTCTATCATCCATTTGTTTGTAACGTCCAGATATTCTTTGGATTTCTAGATAGTCGTTGGTAAATTCGCCAACCTCATCCATGGTAATACCTAGTCTGTTTAACTCTCCGATTGATCCTTTAAGTTCTTTTTGTATGCCTGCAAATGCTCTGGCACCAGCTGTTGCTCCACCAAACATCATTGATAGGTTTTGACTACCCTGTGCTATTGCAGTTGAAAATTGTTCTAATGATAAATTTGTTTCAGTTGCTATTTTCATGGTTTCAAACATAGATCCACCAAAGTCAATACCAGTACTAGAGAGTTGTCGGAATACATCTACCTGACCTTGTATCATTCCGGTCATGGTTTCTATAGCACCACCTAGTAAACCTCCAACTAATGGTATTGTCTGTGCTAGTCCTGATATGTGTTTTGAAAAATCTGTTAATCTGTTTCCGCCTACTAATAGTTCTTTACCTAGATTGGCCGCTGTGTTGGCTACATTACCAATTGCTCCAATGGCCATTCCCATGACACCCTTGGCCGCATTTCCAACCATTTTAAGGCCTTTACCTGCGACATTGGCCGCTTTTCCTAATGCTGTGGTTGATTTGGTTGTGGTTGTTTGTGCTTTATTGGCCGCTTTCTGTCCAACAGTTCCGGCTTTTTGGGCTTTACTGTATTCAGCACTCGCACCGGCACCTGCTCCACCAGAGCCCCCACCCAGGGACTTTACGAGTAGCTGTAGTGTGGCTTCTGAGGCGGCATTTGATGTAACGCCATCCATTCCTCCGCCTTGATAAGTGACTTGAACCATATATTATATACCTAGTTAACTCCGTACCATAAATATCAATATGAATACTTTATTATTTAGCCGGAGAAAATCATGCCAGATATAAAACAAACGGGACCAAACCCGTTACAGAAATATTTTAGGCAACCTAAAATATACTTGTCTTTGCCGAGTAAAGGTCACTGGTATCCAGAGGGAGCCATCGAAATGACCGAAAATGGCGAACTTCCTGTGTATGCTATGACGGCCAAAGACGAACTTGCTTTCAAAACTCCAGATGCACTATTAAATGGGCAGTCTGTTGTAGACGTAGTTAAAAGTTGTGTACCTAACATCAAAGACCCTTGGTTGATGCCAAGTATTGATGTTGACGCAATTTTAATTGCTATCAGAATTGCTACATATGGTGAGAAGATGGAAATTGAAACAAGAGTGCCCACAGCGGCAACAATGCGTAAATTTGATCTAGACTTAAGATTGTTATTAGACAGATATCAAGGAATTGAATACGAAAACGTAGTTGAGATCGGTGGAATGAAAATTACATTGAAACCACAAACTTATAGAGAGTTTACTAGAACAGCAATTAAAACCTTTGAAGAACAAAGAATTGCTGAAACAGTAAGTAACTCAAAATTAAGTGATGGTGAAAAACTTGATAGATTCTCTGATTCATTTAACAAACTAACACAGGTAACTATTGATATGGTTGTACATGGTATTGTACAAATACAAGTAGACGACCAAGTTGTTGTAGATCAAAATCACATAATGGAATTTATTACCAAAGGTGATAAAGACTTCTATGCAGGAATCACTGAACACATGGAAGCTCAAAAGAAAAAATACGACGT